TAGATGCATTCACACAATTCAACGAAGGCGGAATAGGCATTTATCTATTGAATAGTGGATATATGCAATTGGTTTCATTGTTTACAATTTGTTGCGAATATTCTATTCTTGCAGAGTCGGGCGGGTTCGCATCAGTTACTAACTCAAATACTTCTTTTGGTAGATTTGGTTTAGTTGCTGACGGAGTAAGTCCTAAATTATATTCCGGTAAGGTTATACGTCAGATATCTAGTAGATCTGTAGAAATTGAGACCACGAAGAGACCAAATATACAAGATAAAGTAATAATGGCCAATTATAATCAGGAAAAATGTTTCCGTGATACTGGTCTTATTGTTGATTCATTAGCATTTGATTTGGCATATCAAAGTAATACACAATCTAGATTTTCGGGATTACAATATTCTTCGCAGGGTTTGAATAGAGTATTGGATCAAAAAGTTGAAGTAAGTACTACATTTGAATATTTAAAAACACTTGCTACAAATGTTGTGCTTAATAGTACATTGTGGGATAATAGCGTAAGTAAACCATTCCAAGGAACAAATACTCAAGTTATTCTAGGAGCATCGCCTGGTACAGGTTATACTGCGAATTTAGTTGCTAATATATTTGATTTATTTTTAAATATCTATAATAATGGTATATATGGAGTAACTGACAAGATAGTACCTAATAAGTATCCTGCAAATGTTGATACTGCGTTAAGAAATACTGCGAATTTGTTAATCGCAAATAAGAATTTTATGCAATCGGAGGCAGCAACATTCTTTGCAAATAATTATTCTTATGCAACGTATATGCCGAATAGGACGGTATTTTCTGATGTAGGCAAATTAATAGATGCATTGACATTTGATATTTCGAATGACGGGAATAGACAAACTATTACACAGGCAGTATTGTATTATGATTACTTACAAAATGTTTCAGCAATTGAAAATCAAGCTGTACAAACAAGCGGCGCATTTGCATATATTAAAACAATTATAGATGATATTTTAACATTAACTCCAATTGCTAATACATATCAGACAACATATTTGCAAAATACATCGTTTGTTGCGAATGTAACACCTAGTGAAATTTTGTATGTTCGTAATAGAGTGGATGATATTACTAATATTATTAACAACGGGCCGACATATGAAAACGTTCAATATAATATTGAGCCGATTAGTTTAACTGCAAACACCGACTCTAATATAGTTATTGCGACTCAGATAATTTTAGCAAATAGAGACTTTATTAGAGCAGAAGTGCTTGAGTATGTTAATCAAAATTGGACAGATTTGAGTAATGGAACTAGAAATTTCTACACAGTAGGTGAAACAACCAATGTAACAAGCAATACTTGTATAGTGTCTTTCGACGAAAAGATATTCCGTATAGATAGACCTCTTGCTAATTCGCGGATTAGTTTTCACCAAGGTAGTTATCTTTCAACCAGTAGTCATACGTTTGAATATGTTGGTGCCGGAAATAACTTAACAACTGCTTTCCCATTCAATGGCGGAATTCCTATTCAGGAAAATGAAGTAATTGAATCTAGAGGCGGCGCAGTTTATTATACAAGTACAGATCACAAAGGTGATTTTAGAATTGGTAATGAACTATTAATAAACAGAGCGACGGGTACTATTAATGGAAGAACATTCAATAAGAGTTTGTTCGCCGTAATGACACCATATATATTAGCATTACAATAGAGGATAAAGATGGCAACGCTAGTTCCCTTAAATACGTTTAGAACAATTACTGCAAATGTGACTACGGAGTCTACGTTATTATATACTACTCCGCCAGAAGTTGCTACAATTATTTTGACCGCACAGGTAAGTAATATAAGTAATAATGACGCAAATGTTACTTTTATACATAGGTCAAACATTTTATTTGGCGGAAGTCAAATAATTACTGATACTGAGTTGGTTCAGGATTTTGATATTCCGAGAAAAGATGCATCTTCGGTTATCGTTGGTAAAATTGTTTTGGAAGAAGATCAAGCAGTATTAATTAAGGGTAGTGCAAATGCTACACTTAAAGTACTTTTAAGTTTATTAGAAACGTCACTACAATAATAAAATATGTCTCTCCCTAGTTTAAGTGGAAAAGTAAAAGTATTAAGTCCCGCGAATGCCGCGGATGATCGTTATCGTTATTTAAATATCGAAAATGCTGAACCAAATCTAGGGTTACCCGGCGGGAATCGATATTTTTTACGTGGCGATACAAACGGTACTCGATATTGGGACACGATTGAATCTAACGCTGAGGTATCTGTTAGATATGATTATATTACTGCAAGTCCCACAAATACTTTTACTAGCTCTTCGGTTAGTTTAAGGGGAGATGCGTTATCATTTAATTCCAATACAGACGTAGTATTAGTATGGGTAAATGGTGTTCTTATTTCTCCAGGCGGCGGTGTTGAACTCGGAGATTATCTTTTAGGTACAAATTCAGTAACACTATATACACCTACCGATGTAGATGATATTGTTACAATTATGCCGGTATTAGGTGGAGCAGCAGGACAAACCGGCCCAGCAGGCCCACCCGGCCCCCAAGGCGCAACTGGCGCAACATTACTTGTAGGTGGTCCGACTGGCGCAACTGGGCTTAGAGGAGCAACCGGTGCATCAGGTGCAACCGGTCCTTCGGGTTCTACTGGGTTGGGTGCGACTGGCGCTACTGGAGATATGGGTGCAACAGGATTAACTGGTGCAACAGGCGGCGCAGGGTCAACCGGCATTGGCGCAACGGGTGCAACTGGACCCGCCGGAACAACGGGCGCAACAGGCACCGGAGGAGGCACAGGCGCCACTGGCGCCACGGGTGCGCTAGGCACAACAGGTGCTACAGGATTAACTGGCGCCACGGGATTATCAGGAGCTACAGGTGTTGCTGGTGCAACAGGCGCAACCGGTTCATTAGGATCAACGGGCGCAACAGGAGCAACAGGAGTTGCTGGTGCAACTGGATCAACAGGTATTCAGGGTATTCCTGGGGCAACCGGCACTGGCGCAACGGGTGTTGCGGGTGCAACCGGCGCATCAGGAGCAACAGGTGTTGCAGGAGCAACCGGTGCTGGGGCAACAGGATTAACTGGCGCTACAGGACTGTTGGGTGCGACAGGGGCAACCGGCTTAGCCGGACCAGCTTCAACGGTAGCAGGACCACCCGGCGCAACAGGGGCAACCGGCTTAGCCGGACCAGCTTCAACGGTAGCAGGACCAACAGGATTAACTGGCGCTACAGGAATACGAGGATCTACTGGCGCAACTGGAGCTCCGGGACCCGCTTCGACGGTAGCAGGTGCCACTGGAGCAACAGGAGCCCCGCCGGATACTTCGTTGTTTGTAACAACGAATACCACTCAAACTATTAGTGGCATTAAAAGTTTTACTGCAGATGTTGCGGTAACAGGCGTAGGCAATGGATTATATGTATACTCCAGTGGAGAATTGGTTGTAGGTACTGCAACCAATCCCGGATCTCCTAATTGGAAAGCGTATTTTCTTGCAAATGGTGCGCACCCTGGTATAGCAGCAAGTACTACTACAACCGCCGGCACAGCAATGTCGTTATTTGTAACATCACCTGCAATAAATTGGATTACGTTTGGTGATTCTGGACCATCAGGCGCCGCAGACAATGGTGCAATCTCAGATTTAGCTGGGGGAGTTCAATATTTTACTGCGGCCGGTGGAGCGTTTACAAATGCTTCAGATTATAGGCAAAAAGAAAATGTACAATTACTCTCAAATGGATTGCAATTAATTAATCAACTTAGACCAGTTACATATACTTGGATAGATAAACCTGAAATTGGAACGTATCAGGGATTTATTGCTCACGAAATACAAGAAATATTACCAAAAAGTGTGGTGGGCGATAAAGATGCTGTATATGAGGATGGTAAAGTTAAACCTCAAGCAGTAGACTATAGTAAAGTAGTCCCCGCTTTGACAGCAGCAGTAAAAGAATTATCACAAATGGTTGACGAACTTAAATTGGAAGTAGCGGCACTAAAGGCTAAGTAATATGAGGATAAATAAGTAGTATTAGATAATAAATTTTTTGAAAGATATTATGAGATTTCATATTTTAGGATTGCCGCATACAGTATCATCTAAAGAATATAATGCATGTGCTTATACACAAAAGGTAGTTAAATTTGGTAAGATGATGACCGAACGAGGTCATACTGTAATACATTATGGACACGAAGATTCGGATTTAATTTGTTCTGAGCATGTTACTGTATTAACTAACGAAGATTTTAAAATTGCATATGGTGATCATGATTGGAGAAAAAACTTTTTTAAGTTTGATACCAATGATTATGCGTATCAAACATTTTATAAAAACGCAATTCGTGAAGTAGAAAAAAGAAAACAAAAAAACGATTTCATTTTGCCCTTTTGGGGAAGCGGAGTTAAAGCAGTATGTGACGCTCATCATCATGATATGATTGTAGTTGAACCTGGTATAGGATATGCAGGTGGACATTGGGCTCGTTGGAAAATATTTGAGTCTTATGCTATTATGCATGCCTATTATGGTATGGAAGGCGTCGGCAATTGTCGTTCCGATTGGTATGATACAGTTATTCCAAATTACTTTGATTCTGAAGATTTTGAATACTCCGAAGAAAAAGAAGATTATATTTTATTTCTAAGTCGAGTATATGAAGGTAAAGGTATTCATATTGCAGTACAAGCAGCAAAGGCGGCAGGTGTTAAATTAGTTGTTGCCGGGCAAAATCCGGATAATATTCAATTTCCAGATCATGTAGAATTTGTGGGATATGCGGATATTGCAACAAGAAAAAAATTAATGTCTAAAGCCAAAGGGCTTTTTGTTGCATCAATGTATATTGAGCCGTTTGGTGGGGTACAAGTAGAAAGTTTATTATCTGGAACGCCTACAATTACTACAGATTGGGGAGCGTTTGTTGAAAATAATCCTAATGGTGTAACTGGTTATAGATGCAGAACTTTTGCAGACTTCGTTGAAGCTATAAAAAATCTTGATAAAATAAAACCTTCGGATTGTAGAAAATTCGGCGAGAAGTTTTTATTAGAAAATGTTGCTCCTTTATATGAGAAATATTTTCAAGATGTGTTGAATGTTTATACGGGCAATGGTTGGTATCAAATGCCTTAGTAGCATAAGATAGTTATAGTGTGAGTAGGCATAACTTCATATGAATGGATAAACTATAATAGATGCAATAATTTGATATTCTTTTTCATGTAATACTATTTAGTATCCAAATGTGGAATATTATAAATAATAGAGAGAATTTCTGGAAAAAGAATGACAAAAGCAAGAGTATTTTCACAGGGCGGCGGCGGTTCAGCGGCAAATGCCTTAGCTAATATTAGTTTGGCGGACTTATCCGCCTTTCTTACTACTGCTAACGTACGAGAAGTATCAAATCTTTATTACTCTAATAGTAGAGTATTTGCAAATTTATCATTAACTAGTATTAATGATTTATTTGATGTTGAAACTAGAAGCAATACTGGTAATAGTTTAGCTAGTATTGGATATGGTTTAATTTGGACGGGTAATATTTGGACACCTGGACAAGTAGCAGCAAATCTTGCAACACTTACTACGGATGATATAGCAGAAGGTTCAAATAACCTTTATTTCTCTAACGCCTTAGCTAGAAGAGCATTCACCGCAGGTACACCATCAATTGTAATTGATTGGAATTTAGGTACCATCTCTGCAAACTTAACTGCTCTTGCAGCTTCCGCAAATACTACCGATTCTATACCGGAAGGCGCGGTTAATTTTTACTACCGCGATTCTCGCGCATATGCTAATTTAACTTTAGCGCATTTAGGTTCATTGCGTGATGTATATGTAACAGATGAAATTTATCCTGCAGGACATCCGAATTCCGGCAACATTATAGATGCTCATCCGAACGGTGGAGCATTAGTATATAATTCTGCAGCAGCAGCTTTCTTTGTAGAAAGAATTGTACCTACTGTTTCTGATCTTGCAAATGCTTTATCTAATTTAAATACAGATGCTCTATTAGAAGGCAGTAATAACTTATATTATAAAGATAATAGAGTTGTATCTAATCTAGCAAATTTAAGTATAAATGTATTTGCTGACGTAGATACCGTTAATACTGCACCTACATTAGGATACGTATTAACGTGGACAGGATCTGCTTGGGAACCTAGAGCTTCAAATATTGGTAACGTAGGCGTAATTTCTACCGCAACTAATGCAAATTTTGCAAATCTTGCAGGTATATCGAATGTAGCTTTAGTTGCAAATCAAGCAAACATTGCAAATTTTGCAACACTTGCTGCAGTATCAAATTCTACAGTATTTGCGGAAAGATCAAATGTCGCAAATATTTCCTTATCTACAGTATTTGCGGAAAGATCAAATGTCGCAAATTCTACGGTATTTGCAGAAAAATCTAATGTAGCAAATTTAGTATTATCCTTATCGAATTTTACTACTACGAATTTAGCAGAAGGTAGTAATTTATATTACACTGATAGTAGAGTATTTGCTAACGTATCGCAAATGAGTATTGATGCATTGTACGACGTTAGTACAAGCATAGCAAATGTGGGTGAAGTTCTTACCTGGTCTGGCACAAATTGGTATTCGGGTGCAACGGTAGGTGCAGCACAATCTGCACAATTTGCCGAAAGATCGAATGTAGCAAATTTAGTATTATCCTTATCAAATTTTACCACTGATAATTTAACTGAAGGTTCAAATAATTTTTATTATACCTCAAATAAGTTAGCATCAGATATTCAGGCAGCAATATATCGTAAAGATATAGAATTAGATGATTTAATTCTAGGTGGAGATTTAACAGTACAGGGTAATACTGTATTACTTAATGTTTCTAATGTAAAAACAGAAAGTAGAACACTAACACTTGCTTTAAATTCAGGTAGTCCTTCTAGTGCAGAAGGTTCTGGGATTTACATTGATGGCGCTAATGCTAGATTTACATACGGCCAAACAGATGACGGATTTGGTCTTAATAAAAATCTAACAGTTTTAGGTAACATCTTACCTGCAATCAGCGGTGTTTATAACATAGGTTCGCCTAGCAAATTATGGCGCGGAATATATGTTGGTGCACAGACAATTTATTTAGGCAATTTAAGTCTAAGTGAATCTGCAGGTGGCGGCATACAAATACAAGATCAATATGGAAATCCAGCCGGTGTTGATTTAGCAAATCTTGTAAGTACACAATTTGTTACTGTAAATCGTGTAGCATCAAATTCTACTACTGAGATTAATGGGTATTTCGGCGGAAACATACAGCAGTTTACTTCCGGTCAAACTGCAAATATTTACTTTGGTGTATTAAAAGATGGTACACTAAACAAATTCGCAGGTATGCGAATTACGGAAACGAAAGATATTGGATCAAATGTAAGAAGCGACATCCATTTCTACAATGATAAAGAAGGCACGGTTGATTCTACTGCAAGATTATCTTTATTAGGTACAGGCAATATTGTACTTAATTCAAATCTTGTTACAATTAACGGCATTCGTTTAATTGATAATTTTGGTAATTTTGTTGGTAATGCGTATCTTGGTACTACAGATGTAGCAATCGAACGTGGCGGTACTGCGGCAAACACTAGATCGGATGCAAGACGAAATATATTTTCGGATTTTTCTAATGGTCTTGTTGCAAAAATTGGAGGAGCAACAAATACGTTGGTTGCTGTTTCTATCGCGGCAGGTACAGGTGTTTATGTAACAGACGGTGATGCCCAATCAGGCAATCCTACTATTGCAATTGGACAAAATGTTCATCCTACTGCATCAGTTACATTTAACAATGTAACCGTAGATGGTACATTAAATAGTAATGATATTACTGCGACAACTATTACTGCATCGGGTGATTTAATTGTTTCGGGGAATTTGACTGTTCGCGGTAACGTAACAACAGTAAATTCAACAACCGTATCAATTAATGATAAAAACATTGTTCTTGCCAATAATGCAATAAATGCGGCAGAAGCAGATGGCGGCGGCATTACAATAAATGGTGCCAATGCAACATTCACATATTCAAATACCGGCGATAAGTTTGTAGTTAATAAGAATTTAGATGTTGCTGGAAATATTTCTAGTGTATATTCTATCTCTGCAGATAATATACAATTATCGGGCGATAAAATAACTGTGTTATCTGCGGTTGACGGCTCGCCTTCTTCTAATGCAAGTTTTATTATTAACCGAGGAAGTAGCACAGACGTAAGTTTAAAATGGGATGAAAGTATTGATAGATGGCAGTTTACTAACGATGGAACTGCGTTTTATAATATTCCTAAGCCTGAAGAATATGATAATGTAACATATAATATTTCTATACAGACTGGCACCATTCCAACAAATGGCGCAAATTTAAAATTAGTTGGAAGCAAATCTGGTAATGTTGTATCTACAGATGTTATTGAAATTGTAGGCGATAGTTTAATTAATGTTACTAGATCTACTGATGATAAGATACTTATCAGTGCAAGTGCCGGTACAAAGATATTAGAAAATATTGATAACTCTGGGGATTTTGTATTAGATTTATTTGGTAGTGCAGTGTATAGATCTGCCAAATATCTTTATACCGCAAAAACCACAGCATATTTAAGCGGTGGCCCTCATTTTGCATCTGGAGAAATTTTAGTTATGCACGATGGCGCCAATGCATATATTACTCAATATGCTATGTTAAGTTCATCTGCTGATGATATTGTTACAGTAACAACCGACATAAATAATAGTAATGTAAGATTATTAGCTAGAGCTACTTTAGGTGGCACATTAGCAACCGTTCGCCTAACAGGCATAACTTATACTGAAATATAATAATGCAAGATTTTAGAGTAAAATCAGGACTACAAGTTTCCGGAAATATTTACGGAATTAATTACCTTACTGCCGGTAATATTACTGTTACCTATAGCGGATCGTTTGGTAATTTAACAGTAGGTGGGCAATTAGTTGCAAATGTTACAGGCACGGTAAGTTCTTTAAATAATTTTACTACGGCAAATTTAGCTGAGGGCACTAATCTTTATTATAGAGATAGCAGAGCATATGCAAATTTAACATTAGCAAGTATCGATGCTCTTTCAGATGTAAACACGGTAACCGTAACTCCTTTAATGGGATATGGGTTAATTTGGAATGGTTCAGAGTGGGCACCTAATGTAATTACTGTTTCTGATATTGCATTAGCTAATGTTGCCAATAGTGTTTTAGGTATAGTACAACAATCTATTGCGTCTTTTCAGGCAAACACTGCTAAGTTTGCGGAATCCGCAACTACTGCGAATGTAGCAAATTCTTCTGTATTTGCCACGACTGCTAATGTAGCAAATACTGTTTTAACATTAGATAACTTTACTACAAGTGATCTAAGTGAAGGTAATAACTTATATTTTACTTCGCAACGGGCAATTGGTGCATTAGCGGGAAATAATGTCACTGTTAATAATTTAACAGTGTCTGGCGATTTAGAAGTACAAGGTAATACGGTAACAATTAATACCGCAACACTAACGATTGAAGATAAAAATATTGTACTTGCGAATGGAGCAACAAATGCTTCACAAGCAAATGGCGCCGGCATTACTATTGCAGGTGCGAATGCGGAGATTAAATACATATCATCAACAGACACTTTATTAATTAATAAAGCGTTAGATATCACTGATATTACTTTAGCTGCAAATACCGAAACAACCGGAGCATTACAGGTTGCCGGTGGTGCATATATTGCGGGCAATTTAATTGTTGGTGGAGACATATATGTTCATGATGAACCGGTTGTAACTTTAAATCCGTTAAATCAAAGTATTGCATTATTACGATCCTATATGGATCAACCAGTGGGAAATGTATTATATGTCACCGGCAACGGTAACGATAATAATAGTGGTCATTCTTTCGCTAACGCATTAGCGAATATCCATACTGCGTTAAATAGAGCGCAACCATGGACTACCGTTTTTGTTAAAAGTGGAGATTATCTTTTATATGAGCAACCAGTCACCATTAAGAATCGCGTTGGTCTGGTTGGCGATAATTTACGAACAACCACAATACGACCCGCTGAACGAACTAAGGATATGTTCTATGTGAACAATGCATCTTATGTAACGGGTATTACATTTAGAGATCATTTAAGTCCTTCGGCAGTATTTTCATATAATCCGGACGGATCGGCAGGATTTATTAGTACAAGCCCATATATTCAAAATTCTTCATCTATTACAACTACCGGAACAGGTATGCGAGTAGATGGCAATTATGTTTCAGGGCTTCGCTCGATGGTGTGCGATTCTTATACCAATACGAATGAGGGTGGTATTGGTATCCACATGCTTAATAGAGGATATACGCAATTAGTATCGGTATTTACTATTTGCTGCGATATTGCAATTTTATGTGAAAATGGCGGATTTTGTTCCATTACTAATTCAAATGCATCGTTTGGTAGGCTTGGTCTACTTGCAAGAGGAGTTAGTAGCCCATTAAACTTTGGTAAATATGCAGAATCGTTTGAAACAGATGAGGGTACTCAATATCTAATCACAAATTTAAATTCTCGTCCAAATTATGGCGATGTTATTTTATTTGCAAACTACGATCAGGCAAAATGCAGCAGAGATACCGGATTAATTATTGATTCTCTTGCTTTCGATTTAGCATACCAAAGTAATACGCAGTCCGCATTTGCGGGATTGCAATATTGGTCTCAATCTTCGTCAGCTATTCCGAATCAATCGGAAGAAACAATTGCTGCATTTAATTATGCAAAAGATTTATCTACAAATGTTGCCGCAAATATTAATATAACTGCTCCTAGACAAGGAAATGTAAATCAAACATTTGGCAATGCTGGAGCATGGGTTACCAGAATTTCTGATGGATTTGATTTAGTTGCAAATGTTATTACCGGAGGAACAGTAGGTATAACGGATAGAATTATTCCGAATACATTTCCGGCAAATACAAATGTAGCTGTCAATAATGCAGCAAATTTAGTTATTGCTAATAAAGAATTTATTCAGAAAGAAGTCATAGCATTTGTTAATCAAGAATATCCAGGATTTTTTGCGAATGCAACAAACTTTATTGATGCAGCAAATGCAATTACAAAATGCGAAAGAGACACCGGTTATCTAATAGATAGTATAATATTTGACTTCTTACATAACGGTAATCGGCAGGCAATAACATCGGGTGTATATTATTATACTAATGATTTCAATTCTACACAAATTGAAGACCAAGTTGTACAAACAACTGCAGCATATGATTTCATTGGCACTATTATTGATGACATTGTTAGAAATAAAAAGGTTGCTGCGTATAATCAAGAAAAATGTGAAAGAGATACTAAGTTAATTGTAGATTCTATTGCTTTTGATTTAGGATATACTAGTAATACGCAATCTAATTTTGCTGGATTGCAATATTGGGCGCAAACTTCTTCTGCTATTCCGAATCAATCGGAAGAAACAGTGGCAGCAATTGCCCATGTCAAAGTATTAGCTGCAAATATTGCACAGAATATTACAATAGCTTCACCAAAACAAGCGAACGTTTTACAAGTTTCTGGCACAGGTGGTACTGTTAATGAATCAAATATAATTACTAATAATTTTAATTTAGTTATTGATATCATTAATAATGGCACAGTCGGAATTAGTGATAGAATTATTTCAAATAAATTTCCTGCAAATACAAATGTAGCTGTTAATAATGCTGCAAATCTCGTATTGTTGAATAGATCATTTATTCAAGCAGAAACTATTGCATATGTTAACCAAACATATCCAGGATTTTTTGCAAATGCAAATAACTTTATTGATGTAGCGAATGCACAAACCAAATGCGCTAGAGATGTTGGTTATATTTTAGATAGTACCATATTTGATTTGCGTCACGATGGTAACCGTCAATCGGTTCAATCCGGTGTATTTTATTATAATTTTAGTACAGCAAATACTCAAATTAACGAACAAATTGTGCAAACAGGCGCAGCATATAACTTTATCGGAACTATAATCGATGAAATTGTACGAGGAATTCCTGTTGCAAATGTTAGACAAAACGTATTTGTACAAAATACTACAGCAGCATCTGCCGCAACTCTAGCGGAAGCAAATATTGCACTACAAAAAATTAGTTTAATTACTAATATTATAACAAATGGGCCCAATGTTGCGTTAGCTAAAATTTCAATTGATGCGAATGTGGCAACAATATCTACAAATGTTTCAAATGCAGTTAAATTAATACTTGCGAATAAAGATTTTATTGCTGCAGAAACAATTGAGTTTGTAAATGCAACCTTATTTGATCCGCCTTACCAATCAGTATATACGCAAGATACTACGTCATATCCGGCGGCAAGTTTGGCTGAAGCAAATGTTGTACTACAAAAGATTGATCTAATTACAGATATTATAACTTTAGGTGCAAATGCTGCCCCAGTTAAAAGCCCAATTTCTTATAGTACTTTAAGTACAAGTTCAAATGTTATTAATGCTGCTAAAATAATTTTAGCAAATAGAGATTATATTGTTGCTGAAGTAAATGGATATATTAATAGAAATTGGGCAAATATTAGTAATGGTACAGTTGCGTTTTATACTGTAGCAAATAGTACTCCGATGGTTTCAAATACATCGTTGGTTACTCTTTTAGAGGGCGCCACAGATACTGTAATATTGGCAAATTCTTCAGTAAGTTTCCATCAACCTAGTTATATTTCTGCTCTAGGATATACATTTGAATATATTGGGTCAGGAACAAATATACAAACGGCATTGCCTTATAATGGCGGTTTTCCTATTCAGGAAAATGAAGTTACTGAGGAAAAGGGCGGTAGAGTATATTTTACAAGTACAGACCAACAAGGTGACTTTAGAATTGGTACAGAATTGGTATTTAATCGAGTAGATGGTACAATTTCTGGCAGGACATTTAACAAGGCATTGTTTGCAGTTATGACACCATATATATTAGCAATCGAAGGATAAAATAAAAATGGCAACCGCATTAAACGTATTTAAAACAGTAACCGCAGATATTACCACTGAAGATAAAATTCTTTATACTGCCCCATCTAGAAAAACTTCTATTTTCTTATCGGTACAGGCAGCAAATTTAAACAATACTACGGTACAGATATCTTTTTACCATGGATCCACTGCTAATGTAAAAACTGCTCTTGCTAAAGATTTCAAAATCCCAGGCAACGACTCTATGGCTATTATTAGTGCTGGTTCTAAATTGGTTTTAGAAACTGGGCAAAAGGTATATGCAAGTGCTAGCGCAAATAATGCAGTTCAATTATTAATGAGTGTCTTAGAATCAGCAAATGACTAAACTAATATCCGGCAGAGTTGCGAAAGTTCCTAGCTCGAATGTTAGTTCGGATCGTTACCAATTCTTAGATTTATCAGAAGCAGAACCAGATTTAGGCCTTCCGCCTGAACGGGCGCATGTACTTACCTCAGATTTAAATGGATATCGAAGTTGGATTCAATTAGATTCCGGTAACGTATTAGAAAGTACTAATCAATACTTTACGAATACTAGAGCTAGATCCGTATTCACGGCAGGAAAAGGTATCGCAATAAACGGAGATGGTGTAATTATAAACACCGGATCTTCGTTTGAATTCAACTTAGGTATAGATGGTTCAGGATATGGCAATGTGTTAAGTACCATGTCTGGTATATTAACAATCCCAAATTCTCCAGTAAACGACAGGCATGTATTAAGATCGTTACATATCACAAATATTAGTAATCAAGACGCATTAATATCCGGTAATATTTTATATTCTACGGGCAATACTGCACTGTTTGCGAATAAGTTACCAGTTCCAGTTGGTGGAGCTGTTGAATTAATGAGAAATGTGCAATTGCTGCAACCAAATGATAAGGTAAATCTTCAAGGATTTGCCTCAGATGGTACAGCTACATCTAATTTGTTACAATCAATTTATACATATGAAACATTTGCGACGGATTTTTCTTATGTCGGAAACGGAATTACATTAGAAAATTCCAATACAAATATACAAATATATGATTCGGCGCAAGGTTTTAGTATTGTAGAAAGCATTAAGCTTGTAAATTTAGTAAATTCAACTGTTCCTGTTAAAGTATATTGGGGCGATGCAAATGGAAATCCTAAAGCATATTTAGCACATAATTTACCTATTCCGCCAAATTCTACGGTAGAAATAATAACGGCACCAAAAAGAATTGAATTGAGTGATAAATTATATGCAAATTATACAAATGCTGATGCTGGAGCAGTTTCTGCATTTATTTCTGCTAGATTAGGTTCAGTATATTCAATCGCAGCATACACACCGTCTGCTTCTTCGTCAAATACGTTCTTAGCTTCATTTACAACTACCGAAAATGACGGTACAGTTATATACTACTCAATAGAATAGAAAAATGGCAACTATATTTCCTAAAAACTTTGCATCTAATTCCTTTACTGGATCGGTCGTTGTGCGCAACGGACATGCAAATGTCTTTCTTCCTACCAATCCATACGCATTAGAAGGAAATAAACAATTCGTAGTTAGATTAAGAAAAAATAGCACCAGTGGATTTATAGTTGCAACAAGTCCGCAAATGACTATTAACGATACAAGTACAGTTGTCAGTTTATCTGCAAATGTATCTTCTGTTGCAGAGGGCAATCTTGTAAGTTTTACACTTGTTACTGCTAATGCGATGAATGGCGCAGGTATATTTTATTCCGCATATCCGGTAACAGCAAATTTAACTATATCCGATTTTTTAGGTGGCAACACTGGCGTTTTTCCTATAGTAAATAACCAAGCAACATTTGTTCTAAGGGCAAATACGGATGCTGGTCTTGTAGACGAGACCGGAGAAAAGTTTGGTGTTCAAATAAGAACAAATTCTGCAGTAGGCGACATCGTTTATTCATCCTCAAATGTAGAAATATTAGATTTTTATAAAACTGTCAATGTAATAAGTTTTGTTGAAAACTATACTGAAATTGCAGAGGGATCGAATGTAACATTTACAATTACTGCACATAATGCAAATGCCACAACTTTGTATTATTATACTTCAGGTAATGTGTTACCGTCAAATTTTGTGTCCGGAAATACTGGTTCTTTTATAATATCTACAGGGACTCCCGTAGTTGTAAATTTACCAACCACATCAATTATACCAAACAACGTATCCCAATCCTTTCAATTGAATCTTAGTCAAACGGGTGTTGGAGGAGTAGCTATAGCAACTAGCAATGTTGTATCTATTGTGGATACGGCATTGGCATTTATCAATGCCACCGGCGGAAATGTTACTGTTGCAAATGGGTATACCTCCCATAGATTTACCGATTCAAATATATTTAATATTACAAATTTGGGAATTGTTGCAAATCGAACTATTGAATATTTAGCAGTAGCTGGAGGCGGTGCTGGGGGTGTCGGTAGCACTCCGGAAGCTATGGGCGCAGGCGGCGGTGGCGCCGGCGGCATGCTAACAGGTACGTATACTGCAACTAATACTGGAATTAGTAACATTATAATTGGCGGCGGTGGTGCCGGCGTGTCAGTTGCATTTCCTGCTACTAAAGGTGATAACGGATCTAATACAACAATTACATCTCCATATATTTCTATATTAGCGTTTGGGGGTGGTTCTGCCGGATATGTATATAACCCAGGGGTTGCGAACGGTAATCCTGGTGGATCGGGCGGCGCCGCTGGACGAACCTATTTGGCGGCCGGCAGTGTAGGCTCCGGAGTACCAGGGCAAGGTAATCCCGGCGGCTCGTATAGCGACAGCGCAACTGAAGCCGGAGGGGGAGGAGGTGCCGGGTCAGCTGGAGAATCGGGAAGTCCTTCTCAGGTTCCGTCTGGATCATTTAGTGCCGCTGGTGGTGCAGGCGCAACCACACCATTTACTTCGGGTGAATATTTTGCAGGTGGCGGTGGCGCCGGTGCTTACCATAGCCCGAATGACGGCGAAAGATATCTAGGTCTTGGAGGTACGGGAGGTGGCGGTAACGGTGGTGGTTATTTCCCCGGAGATCCCAATGGATCGAATCGCGCTGCTCAAAGTGGAGGAACAAATACTGGCGGCGGAGGTGGCGGAGGTAAAGGTTTCGGCGGCGTACCTAGCGGAAGCGGTGGCAGCGGTATAGTAATTATTCGGTATCGTACTAGTTAAGTAACAATAAATAATAGAGTATAAAATAAAGTAAAGTATAAAAATGCCAATAATTAACAAAGGTGTATTTGATATAGATTCAGTTTACCTACGAGAAGTAGGTAACGATTGGCCTACTGCTCAGGTGATAACAACATCTGATGTAATTGAAACTACAAATCAATATTTTACTAATGCTAGAGCAGTTGTTGCAGTAACGCCATTATTGACTACTGCAAACGTAATCGAAACTGCAGGAAATTTATATTTCACAAATGAACGAGTCGCTGCAAACGTAGCCAATTTATCTGTTGGCGCATTATTTGATGTTATCATAAGCGGAAATTTAGAAACAGGTCAGGCCCTGGTCTATAGTAGTAATGCTAATGCATTTATTCCAATTTTCGTCAATAGCGAGGTTGCAAATGTAGCAGATATTGCAGGTAGAGTACTTTCATTAGAAAATCAAACTACTGCTAATGTAAGAGAGGCAAGTAGTAATTTATACTTTACAAATACTAGAGTATTAGATGCAATTTCATTGGCAACAATTAATCCTAGTAATATTAATGTACAGAATATAGTTGTTGATGTAATAACAGCAAATACATGGAATAGATTATATTCATCAAATGTTATAGAATTTAATAATTTATTCTATACAAATTCAAGAGTTATATCTGCAGTAACACCAATATTGACAACTGCAAATGTTGTAGAATTGGACAATTTATATTTTACAAATACCAGAGTTATATCTGCAGTAACACCACTATTGACAACTGCGAATGTTATAGAATTAGAAAACCTATTCTATACAAATTCAAGAGTTATATCTGCAGTAACACCAATATTGACAACTGCAAATGTTGTAGAACTTTCAAGCAATTTATATTTTACAAATACTAGAGTATTAGATGCAATTGCATTTGCAGATATTACTAATACAAAAAATTTAAATGCTTTAGGAAATATTGTTGCAAGAATAATTTTTGCAGATGCAGTTTACGCAAATACCATTACTTCAACCGGTATCATCTCAACTACTGCAGTATTTGATTCTCTTATAGTAAATACAAATACTATATTTTACGGTGACGTAACAACATACGGGGCAAATAATTTATCCATTTCAGATAATATGATTTATCTGAATAATGAATCTACACAAACTAATCCCGACATGGGTTGGGTCGGCAATTACAATGACGGTAATTATGGGCACGCTGGATTTTTCCGAGATGCGTCGGATGGAATATTTAAGGTATTTGATAACTATACACTTGAGCCAGATGCAAATATTTTTATTGATACTGCTAATGTATCTTTTAGATTAGCGAATTTACAGGCTACAAATTATTTTGGTAACGTAACCGGTTTTGTTACAGGGCAAGTAAGTAGTATAGGTAATCATAATTCAGACGCATTAGCAGAAGGATCAGTAAAACTTTACTATACAAATAGTAGAGTAATTTCTGCAGTAACACCATTATTAACGACTGCAAATGTATCAGAGTTAACCAATCTATATTATACAAATGCAAGAGTTCTTGCAAATGTAGAACAGATGAGTATCAATGTTTTAGCTGATGTTGATATTACAGATGTTTCTGTTAATTCTGTACTTACATGGAATGGAACAAAGTTTGTTCCCGGAGCAACAGATGTTGCATTACGAGCAAATTTTGCAAATACTGCAGGATCTGCCAATGTTGCATTACTTGCAGCTGTTGCAAATATTGCACTATTAACAAATTTTGCGAATGCTGTTTTATCTCTAAGTAACTTTACTACTGCAAATTTAGCAGAAGGCAATAATTTATATTTTACTAACACCAGAGCTAGATCAGCATTTACCGCAGGTAAAGGTATTGTTATACAAGATAACGGTACCATTAAAAATACAGGTTCTCCTCCAGAATACAATTTAAGTATAAATGGTACGGGTGGAGGAAACGTCTTAGGCGCAATGTCAACCTTAATTACATTTCCAAATGTGACTAATGACAGATATTTATTATCATCAATACATTTAGTTAATACTTCGAATGATACAGCTTTAATTTCTGGTAACATTTTATATGCTACAGGTAATACCGCAGTATTTGCAAATAAAATTCCTGTAGGGGAAGGAAGTGTCGTAGAATTTATTAAACGAGGCCAAATATTTCAACCAAATGATAAAATTAATTTGCAAGGATTTAATTCATCAGGTGTAGCCACCTCGAACTTAATGTCCGTAATGTATACTTATGAAACATTTGATACTGATATAAGTTATATTGGACTCGGGCAAACTATTGCAACAAGTAACACGCAAACACAGATATATGATTCATCGCAATCATATAGTATAATTGAAAGTATAAAATTTGTCAATCTTTCTACGGGAAATACCCCTATTCGATTAGTGTGGGCCGACGCTAACGGTGTACCTAAAGCACATCTTGCATATAATGTTCAAATACCCGCAAATTCATCTTTAGAAATTTTGCAAAAGCCTAAAAGAATTGAGCAATATGATAAATTGTATGCATCGTATGCAAATGCAGCAAATGCAACAATGTCGGTATTCGTATCTGCAAGAATTGGTGCCGCTTATACGATAAGTACTTATACTGCCGCAGCTATCCCAGGAAACACATTGTCACTAGCATTCCTCACAACCGACAATGAAGGTACATCACTATACTACACAATAGAATAATATGCCATTAACTCCAAGTAAATTTGCAACAAATTCCCTTTTTGGCACGACTTCCGTTCAAAATGGGTTTGCTAATATAATGTTAGATACGATACCCTACGCATTAGAGGGAAACGTAAACTTCGTTGTTAAATTAAGAAAAGGTAGTATTTCCGGCGACGTCATTGCTACTTCTCCAGTAATAACATTACAGGATTTAAGTTCAGTTATTAGTTTAACGGCAAATACCGCATCCGTATCTGAAGGAAGTATTGTAAGCTTTACACTTACAACCGCAAATGCTGCAAATAATGCAAACGTATTTTACTCTGTATTGCCGGTTACTGCTAACGTAACCAATTCAGATTTTTATACTGCGAACACAGGTACAGTATCTCTTATTAATAATCAAGCAACGATTTCTTTATATGCAAACACCGACGCAGGTTATGTAAATGAAGATGGCGAAACATTTAAAGTACAAATAAGAACTAATTCTGTAACAGGTGACATTATCTACACATCTGCAAATGTTGCAATTGTAGATTTATATAAATTAGTTACTATAACAGGCGTTACGCCTAATAATGCATCTATAAATCAAGGTGCAAATATAATATTTACTGTTTCTGCACTAAATTCAAATGGAATAACTTTATTTTATTCCACTTCAGGTAACGTAAATTCTACAAACTTCATAGGTGGAAATACCGGTTCTTTTGTTGCGAATGCGACAGGCGGGTTAGTTGTATTGCAAAGTAATACCAACATACCGTTGAATGAGATACGACAGTTTGCCTTACAAGTTAATCAAACAGGATTTGCTCCTGTACCTAGTGCAAATGTTGTAATTTATGGGCCAATTTCATATATTGAAGCAACAGGTGGTACTGTAACTACTGCGGGCGGATACAGAACACACGCATTTACATCATCTGCGAATTTAGATGTTACCAGTTTAGGTGCAAGTACTACTATTGAATATCTTATTGTTGCTGGTGGCGGTGGTGGAGGCGGTGGTGGTACTTCGAATATTCCGCCGTACTCAGGTGGTGGCCCCTACGGCGGTGGTGGCGGAGGCGGTGCTGGTGGCACATTTATTGGTAATGTTACGGTAGGGTTAGGCGGAACGGTTATTGTAGTTGGGGGCGGTGGCGCAGCGACATCACCAAAAAATAGAGCAGGATTTAATGGTACCGATACAACCATCGCGGTATTTGGGGGATCTACAATACTTGCATATGGTGGAGGTGGCGGTAGTGGTGTTCCAACACCAGGCCCCATACCCGGCGCAGCATCTCCGGGGGGGTCGGGCGGTGGTACTGCACCAGATGCGGTGGCCGGCGCGGGAGGAGGAACTCCTGGGCAAGGATACCCGGGAGCAGGTGGTATAAGTTGCGGCATAGCAGATAACTTAGGTGGCGGGGGCGGTGGTGCTGCGGAATCAGGAGTTAGTACAGATGGACCAAGTAATAGTCCTGGTACTGCGACCCGCGGAGGAGATGGTATAGGTGTACCTTGGGTTCCGGGATCATATGGTACCCCTGGGCCTACACCAGGCGCAAGATATTTTGGTGGTGGCGGCGGTGGCGGTAATTCTCCTGTGGCGATGGCATATGACGTGCGCGGCGGTCATGGCGGTGGTGGAGCTGGCGGAAATTATTATTCACCCCCATCCGGTGCATATGCAATAGGTAGGAATACTGGTGGTCGTGACGGGGGAGGATATGCAGATGGCAATACCGGCGGTGGCGGTGGAGGAAATGGTTCCGCGGGTGCATCAACCGGCACCGGCCAAGGTGGTCCTGGAGGTTCGGGTATTGTGATTATTCGTTACCCATACATATAATAAATAATAAAATGTTAAAACAAAGTAAAGTATAAAAATGCCAATAATTAACAAAGGTGTATTTGACACAGGTGATGCATTCTATGGAGTTGACATCTCAGCTACTGATGCTGACACTACATTTGCATACTCAACCATTGGCGATAAATTTTTACTCAATAAGACGATTGACGTAGTTAAAGGCGATGTTAGAGCATCCGGCAATTTAATTGCAAATGGTTTAATAATTAGAAACATATCCGTTTCTGATCAAGTTCTGTCGGGACAAATTATATCTGCAAACATATTAGCAGATAGTGTAACCGCAAATATTTGGAATAGATTATACACATCAAATGTTGTAGAAAATACAAATCAATACTTTACTAATGTTCGTGTACTACAAGCAGTAACACCCGTATTAACCACTGCAAATGTTGTAGAAAATACAAATCAATACTTTACCAATACTAGAGTATTAAGTGCCCTTGTAGGCGCAAATGTATCTGTAAATAATCTAATTGTATCCGGTGATCTTGAAGTTCAAGGTAATACAGTTACATTAAATACAGCAACACTAACAATTGAAGATAAGAATATTGTACTTGCCAACGGCGCGCCAAACTCGGCTGCTGCGGATGGAGCGGGTATTACAATTAATGGTGCTGACGCTACGTTTACATACGCAAATACTGGCGATAAATTTGTAGTTAATAAAACATTAGATGTAGTTGTAGGCGATGTTATATCATCCGGCAATTTAATTGCAAATGGTTTAGTAATTAGAAATATAACGGTATCGGATCAAATCCTTACGGGGCAAGTTACTTCTGCAAACATACTAGCAGATATAGTAACTGCAAATATTTGGAATGGCCTTTATACATCAAATGTTGTAGAAAATACTAGTTTATATTTTTCAAATTCTCGAGCCAGAGCAGCGTTTACCGCAGGTAAAGGTATTGTTATTCGAGGCGACGGTACTATACAAAATACTGGCGGCGCAGTAAATTATAACTTAGATATTGATGGTACGACAAGTGGTAATATTTTAAGTACAATGTCTGCGATGTTGGCATTTCCGTCGATCCCTTCCACTGATAGATTTTTACTTCGTTCTATACACGTAGTAAATATATCAAATGCGCCAGCATTAGTTTCGGGTAATATTTTATATGCCACAGGTAATACGGCATTTTTTGGAAATCAAATACCAGTAATGGAAGGCGGCGTTCTTGAGTTTATGGACAAACCGCAGATATTTCAACCTGGCGATGTAATTAATTTACAGGGATTTGACAATTCAGGTACAGCAACATCGAATATATTAAGTGCAATGTTTACTTATGAAACATATTCGACCGATCCATCGTTTGTTGGATTAGGTCAAACATTGACGACCAATGCTACAAATTACCAAATATATAATTCGGAACAATCCTCAAGTATAATTGAGAGCATTAAATTTGTTAATTTAGCTACAACGACTAATACAGCAAAATTATATTGGGCAGATGCAAATGGTATATTAAGAACTCATTTGGCACATAATTTACCAGTACCTCCTAATTCTTCGGTTGAGGTATTAGTTCAACCCAAACGTATAAATTTTAAAGATACGTTATACGCAAGTATTCGAGATAATACGAATATGTCGGTATTCGTATCTGCAAGATTGTCAGCAACATATACGATATCGGAAAATACAGGTAATGTTGCACCTGGCGGAACAGTTTCGACGGTATTTGTTACTACCGATACTGAAGGAACCACTTTGTACTACACAATAGAATAGAAAAATGGCAACTATACTACCTAGTAATTTTACTTCGAATTCATTATCTGGATCATTTACTGTTCAAAATGGTTTAGCCAATATAACACTTCGCACGGTTCCTTATGCATTAGAGGGGGACAAACCGTTTGTTATTAAAATTCGCAGAAATGGTATAACCGGCGATGTTATTGCAACATCTCCGCCAATCGTATTACGAGATACTAGCTCTATTGTAAGTTTAACTGCAAATGTTTCATCTATAGCTGAAGGAAATCTTGTAAGTTTTACTTTTGTTACGGCAAATGCAACAAATAATGCAAATATATTTTATTCAGTATTTCCAGTAACAGCGAATTTAACATTGTCTGATTTTTATGGTTCTAATGTAGGAATTGCTACATTAGTAGATAATCAAGCAACTTTCTCATTATATGCAAACACCGACGCAGGTTATGTAAATGAAGATGGCGAAACATTTAAAGTACAAATAAGAACTAATTCTGCTTCAGGTAACATTGTTTATACGTCATCTAATGTAGCAATATTAGACACATATAAAGCATTTAATGTATTCGGCTTTGTTGAAAGTATTTCTTCTGTGGTTGAGGGAGCTAACGTAACATTTACAATTACTGCACATAATGCGGATGCAGGTACATTATACTACTCTACTACAGGTAATGTTACAAGTTCTAGCTTCGTATCCGGTAATACTGGATCAGCTGTTGTTAGTGGTACTACTGCTACAATATTATTACAAACAACCTCCACCGTGCCTGCCCTTGAAGAAAGAACATTCCAATTAAAACTTAGTCAGACATCGGCATTTGGACCAACCATAGCAACTAGCAACACGATAACTATAATAGACTCTGCATTGGCATATATTAATGCAACAGGCGGCGATCTAGTTACTGTTGCTGGTGGTTACAAGACTCATAGATTCTATACTTCTAATGCATTAGTCATTACTGGATTAGGTACTCCTGCAGGCAGAACACTTGATTATCTAGTTGTTGCTGGCGGTGGCGGTGGCGGTGGCGGACTATACGGTGGTGGTGGCGGTGGCGCTGGCGGTTTTAGAACAAGTGCAGTTACTGTCACTACTGCGGGGAATGTAACTGTTGTCGTTGGTGCGGGAGGGGCACAGGCGACTTATATCGCACCTGGTGCTTCAAGTATGTTTAGCGGAAATCCATCTTCAATCAATGCCCCATATGTATCTATTGATTCAGCTGGCGGCGGGCACGGCGGCGGTTATCCGGTCTCACCTAGCGGCGCCGGCGGCGGTTCAGGTGGCGGTGGCGGACATTCGGCAACTTATCCCGCAGGTGGCGGTACTCCTGGTCAAGGAAATCCTGGCGGTATTCTATACGGCGGAGGTGGAGGCGCATCGGCTGCTGGTACGAATGGCGGCGCTGGTAGCGCCAACCCTAAGGGTAATGGAGGAGATGGTTCAACCACACCGTTTACTCCTGGCGAATATTTTGCAGGTGGAGGTGGCGGTGGCAAAGAAACGATGCCACAGCCCGCATCCGTTGGGTCGGGTGGATTAGGTGGCGGTGGACCTGGATTATCCGCCGCAACTGTTAATACTGGAGGCGGAGGCGGAGGCGGTGTACAATCAAATCCTTCTGGTGCAGGTGGTTCGGGTATTGTGATTATTCGATATCCATACGCATAATAAATAATAAAATGTTAAAACAAAGTAAAGTATAAAAATGCCAATAATTAACAAAGGTATATTTAATGTAAATTCTATTTATCTACGAGATGTAGGTAACGATTGGCCTACTGCTCAAGTTATTTCTACTACTGATATAGTTGAGGGCACCAATGAATACTTTTCTAATTCAAAAGTGTATGCCCCTGCAGTTGTAGCGGTAACTCCGTTATTAACTACTGCAAATGTTGTAGAAACTACAAATCAATACTTTACCAATGTTCGTGTATCTCAGGTTATTGATCCAAAATTAACTACAGCAAATGTACTTGAAACTACTAATCAATATTTCACCAATGCGAAAGTTATTGCAACGGTTACTCCGTTACTAACTACTGCAAATGTTAATGAGTTAGGAAATTTATATTTTACAATTCCTCGAGTCTTTGAGGCGTTATCTTATGCAAATTTAGCCTTAAATAATTTAACACTTATCGGTGATCTTGAAGTACAAGGAAATGTTGTTACTTTAAACATTGGTACTTTAAATGTTGAAGATAAAAATATCTTATTGGCCAACGGCGCAATTAATGCGGCAGCTGCAGATGGTGCAGGTTTCACAATTGCAGGTGCGCAAGCTAATATAGTATATCAATCCGCCGGTAATAAATTTTTAGTTAATAAAACATTAGATGTAATTATTGGCGATGTTAGAGCATCAGGTAATTTAATTGCAAATGGTCTAATAATTAGAAACATATCAGTATCAGATCAAGTACTTGCCGGAAATATTACGGGCACTTCTGTTACCGGTGCTAATATTTTAGCTGATAGTGTAACCGCAAATAGTTGGAATAGATTATATACTGCCAATGTAATTGAAACTGCCGGTAATTTATATTTTACTACGCAAAGAGCAAGAGATTCATTTAGCGCCGGCGATTTTATCTCAATAACTAATGGGGTTATATCTGCTTCAGCAACAACTACTGTTGCAAATGATAGTACTACAATACTAGCACAAGCGGATACGCTAAGTTATTCGATGGGCAGAACAATTTCTGATCCAAAAAACATATTAGTTGTAATTGAGGGATTATTGCAATTACCGGTTACTGATTATGGTGTTACCGGATCTACGATAACATTTACAAGTCAGCCCCCAGTTGGGTCAAATATTGAAGTTAGATTCTTTGGTTCAGAATCGTTTACTACCTCATATCCTACATTAGTATCCACCGTGGATAGTTTTGTGGGTAACGGATCAAATGTAAATTATACGTTGTCCACAACGCCGGCGGGAATAAATTTTATTTCCGTTATTATAGATGGCGTGTTTCAACAAATTAATACATATACATTATCTGGCAAAACTTTAATATTATCCGAAGCCCCTAGTGCCAATGCAGATATTGATGTAAGAATAATTAGTGGCCCAGTAGGCGGGCAATATAACACCAGAACATTTGTTGGTGATAATACGACAAACACGTTTGTTGTTTCTTCTGGATTTACTCAAGATAGCATTTTAGTATTTGAAAATGGCATTGCCCAAGTACCAACTACAGATTATACTTATGATTTAGGTGTATTAAGATTTGTATCGCCGCCGGCAACGAATGTTGTTATACATATTAGAGAATTAAGTACAGCTGGGCCAAATCTTATTGCCGCTATACGAGGAACAGATATAGTAACGGGCAATTTAATACCAATTGCAGATGTTACGTATAATTTGGGTAGTCCTACCAAAAAATACAAAACTTTATATTTAAGTGCAAATACTATATTTTTAGGTAATAGTAGTATTAGTATAAATGACAATTCTATTGCAATTAGTTCATCGGGGCAAACTTCTACATTAGCTGTACAGGGACGGGATCTACAATCTAGTAATATTATACCTGAAACTAGCGGAATATCTACGTTAGGTAGCGATAATAAAAAATATAAAACTTTGTATTTGGAACCGGCTAATTCTTTGGTAATAGGTAATACTACTATAGGTGTTACCGGTACTTCATTATCCGTTAGCTCACCTATCAAATTAAAAAGTTATTCTACAATAGATTTAAATAGTTTAACTAGTTCTGTAGGAGATATAGTTTTTAATACTACTGTAGCAACAGTACAATATTACAATGGGGAATCTTGGGCTAACATAGGAGCATCCGCTTCTGGGGGTTCAGACAATAAAACAGTAGGATACGCTTTAGTATTCGGAGGATAAAATGGCAGCACCCAATTTAATCGGCGCAACAACAATTAACGGAAAAACTTCCGGAATAAGTTTAACAACTACAGTAGCAACTACTGTATTAAATAATCCGGCAAGTTCTGGCAAATGCTTAAAAATTAATACATTAAATGTGAGTAATTATAGTGCTTCATCTGCAACTATAACGGTATCATACAACACTGGTGCTAATTTAACCGGTACATCATTTCAAATTGTAGCAAACGTAACTATTCCGTCGTATGCGACTTTGAATATTATTGATAAATCTAGTCAATATTATTTAGAAGAAAATAGATGTTTAGCTGCAACCGCAGGTACTGCAAATACAATAATATTAACTACAAGCTATGAGGATATTAGCTAATGGTTAAAAGGTATCAAGGTGGATTTATTTCTGCCACTAGAGCATCCACCTCTCTTTCCTCAGCAAGCGGAGTATATGACGCACTATCTACAGTTTCACAATTAAAAACTGCAGGTTATTGGCCAGGATCTTTATTTACCTTTGAAGTATTAATTGTGGGGGGCGGTGGCGGCGGCGGTGGCTGGAGACAATCCGGCGGCGGTGCTGGTGGGTTATTATATTATGGTAATAATACTACAACAAAAACACCAAATGGTCCAGAATTAACAGCAACAATTAATCAAGCATTTACTGTTACTATTGGATCGGGATCTAGTGGTACTTCTAGTGGCGCAACACAGGGTGGACATACTACCTTTGATGTATATACTGCGATAGGAGGGCAAGGATCTAATTATCGTGCGGCTGCAGGCGGTTCTGGCGGTGGAGGCCCGGGTGGCGGAAACTTAGGTAGCGGTGGTGCAGGCACAGCGGGTCAAGGTAATCCCGGCGGAACAAGTGTATCTGGAGGTTGGGGCGGTGGTGGTGGCGCCGGAGCTGCAGGTGGTAGCGGAACTTCCCCTGCGACGGGTGGGGTAGGTGGGGTAGGTCTACAGTACAGCGAATTTTCTGCAGTAGGCGGCTCGCCCGCAGGATGGTTTGCCGGCGGTGGCGGTGGAGGAGCACAAACTAATGGTGGCATTGGGGGGTTAGGCGGCGGTGGAGCTGGCGGTACGCCCGCAACATCTGCAGAAGGACAAAATGCTATTGCTAATACTGGCGGAGGCGGTGGAGGTGACAGCGATATTCACCGTAGCGACACTGGAGGAAATGGCGGATCGGGAGTAGTAATTGTAAGTTACCGAGGTACGGTTGCGCGAGGAACAGGGGGAACAATTAGTACATCTGCTAGAACAAATTATGTTGTACATACATTTAATTCTTCAGGCACATTTACATTCACAGGTTGATATATGGCACATTTTGCAAGATTAGATAATTTTAACACGGTTATAAATGTTATTGTTGTTGCTAATGAAGATACATTAGTCGACGGCATTGAAAATGAACAAAAGGGCATAGAATTTTGCCAAAGTTTAATTCCAGGTAAATGGATTAAAACTAGTTACAATACCTCCGGCGGAAGACATTTATTAGGTGGCTTGCCTTTTAGAAAAAATTATGCTTCTATTGGTTATAAGTATGATCCCAACCGAGACGCATTTATTCCTCCGCAACCTCATATGAGTTGGACACTGAATGAAACAACCTGTTTATGGGAAACCGCGGTAGAACATACCAAAGATGGTGAAACTTGGTCTTGGGATGAAGCTTTGCTTGATTGGGTAAAAGTAACACCCGTCGTAACTTTACCTTAAATACTTTATGAAAAAAGAACACGAATTAGGATATTTTGGAAATATTTGGGTTAGGCAAAATGTTTTAGAGAATGAGGGCGACGAATCTGAAGGCCACATTCATTTATTTGATCATGTTAGTTTACTAGCACGCGGATCAGTCAAAGTTACTATAGATGGGTATCCTCCAAGGCAGTTTGTTGCCCCTACATTCATTGTTATTAAAAAAGAACATAGGCATAAATTTACTGCAATAACTGATGATGTACTTTGGTACTGCGTATTTGCAATACGAGATGAAGCTGGGGAATTATCCGATATATATCCCGAAACAAGTAGTCCATTTTTTATTGCAGAGGTTGGAGATAACTATTGGGACAATAGAAAAAAATTAGAAGATCTAAGTATTGATATAGACCATAAACCTTTTCCTAGTTGGAGTTTTGACAATACTTTGTTAAAATGGAAAGCCCCTACTGCATATCCTCAAGACGGAAAACTATACATATGGAATGAGGAGTCGTGCAAATGGATTCGCAATCTTCAAGTTTAATAATTGAGCATAACATAAATAAAAGAATATTGACCAATATACTCAAAATAACATTTTAAGACTTAGAGAAACCTAAATGGCAAGACGAATAAGTAGGTTACAAATTAATGCAGGCACCGCTAGTAATAATGATATATTGGTGGTAGAGGGCAACGACTTAGTTTATAAAAATCTTGCAAATATCTATGCTGGGATAAGTCCAAATTCAAATGTTGAGGGTAACATTAGATTTACCGGTTCCGTTACAGCTAATTCATTTGCTTCTACCGGTTTCGGCGTACCAACATTAACATCCGCAACAAACATCAATTTAAATGCAAATGGGTATAATGGCGGCGCAGTTGTAATACAAAATTCGGCATTACGATTAAGAAGTTATTCCACATTGAATTTGACAAGTTTAACCTCAACGTCCGGCGATGTAATATATAATTCTAATACAGCAACGGTGCAATATTACAATGGCTCATCTTGGGCAAACATTGGTGCAGGTGCATCTGCAGAATCAGTAAGCCCATTTTTACTAATGGGAGCATAGGGAAATCATATGGCAACAACATACAAAGTTTTAGGACAAGTTAATCCCGCATCAAATACATTCACTACGCTGTATACGGTTCCGGCGGCAACAAGTACAGTTGTATCTACAATTAATGTGTGTAATCAAGGCATAGCTAACGATACTTTTAGAATTGCAATTAGGCCAGGCGGCGAAACATTAGTTCCAAAACATTATATATCTTTTAACACTGTGGTTCCTGCATATGATTCTATTAGTTTAACAGTCGGAATAACATTAGCTACAACTGATATAATCACCGTGTATGCAAATGCATCTACAACAAGTTTTAATGTGTTTGGTTCGGAGATTAGTTAATGGCGATAAAAACGCACAGCCTCCAAAAAATCAGCACTAGGTTTACAAATGTCTTGGGACTTAATAATCCTAGACTAACTATTCCTGTTGAATATTTGGTAGTTGCGGGTGGCGGTGGTGGCGGCGCAAATGATGCTGCAGGCGGTGGTGCCGGCGGCCTTAGAACTGCAACTGGATTAGCTACGGCTATTGGAGTCCCGATTACTGTTACAGTCGGCGCCGGAGGATCGGGCGGTGTTAATAACACTACTGGAACTCAAGGTTCAAATTCTGTATTCTCCTCAATTACATCTACTGGCGGTGGTTTTGGTGGAGCCGACGACAACACCCCCACCGCGCCTTTGAGGTATGGTGGAGCCGGTGGTTCTGGTGGCGGTGGCGGTGGCGGATCAAATCCGGTGGGTGGAGTTAACGGTGGTACTGGAATAGGCGGACAAGGCAACAATGGCGGCAACAGCGGCACTAGTCAAGCTCCCGGGTACGGAGGTGGTGGTGGTGGCGGCGCAGGCGCAGTCGGCGCATCATGCACCAGCGGCGGCAATGGTAATGGTGGTGTTGGTTTAATCTCAACAATTACGGGTACGACCACAAGTACAAGTAGTGTGGCAATGGGCACTGGCACAAAAACATTTACTGTTGCGTCTGGTTTAAGTTATACCGCCGGCCAGCCAATACGAATGTACTATGACGTATCAAATTATATGTATGGGGCAGTTGCAAGTTATTCCGGATTATCTTTAACCGTAACGGTGGCTTCGATTGTCGGTTCAGGTACATATGCTTCTTGGAATATTGATTATATATATGCCGGCGGCGGCGGGGGCGGATCAAGAGGTACTGTAGGTACGGGCGGAGCAGGCGGGGGCGGGGCAGGAGCTCCATCCGGGGGTGGCGTAACGGCAACAAGCGGAACTACAAACACTGGCGGCGGTGGTGGTGGCACTGGCAATGATTGGGAAAATGGCGGTCAAACTGGTAATGCTGGCTCTGGCGGATCGGGTATCGTTATTATACGATACGCTGACAGTTATGCAGCAGCAACTGCGACTACAGGATCGCCCAATATAACAGTTACAGGTGGGTACAGAATATATAAATGGACGTCGTCTGGATCAATTACATTTTAAACTGCATTCCCGTATCATAAGATTGTTACATCATAAATATAGATATTAGTACACAAGAAAAAGTAAATGTCAAGACGAATAAGTAGGTTACAAATTAATGCAGGCACCGCCAGTAATAATGATATACTAGTGGTGCAAGGTAACGACTTAGTTTATAAAAATCTTGCAAACATTTATGCTGGTATAAGTCCAAATTCAAATGTTGAAGGTAATATTAGATTTACCGGATCGGTAACTGCAAATACTTTTGCCTCTGCAGGATTTGGCGTACCAACACTAACATCGGCAACAAACATTAATTTAAGTGCGAATGGTGCAAATGGGGGCGCTGTTGTACTTACAAGTTCTCCAATAAGACTTAGATCATATACAACTGCAAATAGAAGTAATATTATTGCGACTGTTGGTGATACAATTTATAATTCTAATTTAAATGTACCGCAATACTATAATGGTAGTGCTTGGACCAGCGCAGTAGTTGCCGGTCCGGCATTTAGTGCATATGCAAACTCCACCGGACAAACAATTACAAATGGTATACAGACCAAAGTCCTGTTCCAAGTAGAAGAATTTGATACCAACAACAACTATGACAGTTCAAGATTCACTCCCACAGTCGAAGGGTATTATCAATTAAACGCAGAAGTTCGACTAGATGGCGCCAGTGGCACCGGCGAAATGATGATTGTTCTTTATAAAAACGGCGCAGAACACAAGCGCGGAACAAACCAACAAGGTACACAAATTGCCGCAAACTTCTGGGCAATGCAAGTAAGTTCCGTGGTGTATGCTAATGGCACCACAGATTATTTCGAAATATACGTTCAACAAGGTTCGGGCGGGTCTATATCTGTTACAGCAGTTAATGCTCCAGCTATTACCTGGTTCAACGGATGTATGATCAGAGGCATATAATAAAAGATGGCAAAACTAAAAATATCAGAATTAACCAGAATTACTACAGCAAATCCTACAGATTTATTATATGTTGTCCAAGCTAATGCTAGTAAAAGTATTAGCGTAAATGATTTGCTTAAGAATTTTGCCGGTCTTAGTCTAAGCGGAAATGTTTCTTTCGGTGGTACTCCTCAGGTAATTAGCGGAACTGGTACGGTAGATTTAACTACACCGATTACCCATATTAGAGTAGGTTCAAGTTTACAACAAGTAACGGTTCCTAGAGGATCTAACGGACAAATAAAAATATTCACAACCACCAGTAGCCAAGGTGGTGTCTCGCGGTTATCGGGAAATATTGCAGGCGCAGATTTAAATTTTTCGGCAATTGGCGACGACGCAATTTTAGTATATACTGACGGAAATTGGCGAGTAATAGGGCAATCCGAATTTAGATCTGCAAATTCTTATGTAACATCCGTGAATGGTGAGGGTCCTGGCACCGTAGTGTTAACTACCGCAAATATTGCAGAGAATACTAATTTATACTACACAAATTCTAGAGTTAGATCAACAATTTCTGTAACAGGCACTGGTTCATATGATCAGGCAAATGGTATAATCAATATCGTAGGCGGCGTAACATCAGTCAATGGTGCGACTGGCGCAGTTGTATTAACTACTACAAATATTGCAGAAGGTTCTAATTTATATCATACTACTAATCGAGTTCGTCAAGCAATTTCGGTAACGGGCACTGGTTCTTATGACCAAGCAAATGGCATAATTAATGTTGTAGGTGGAGTAACATCTGTTAATGGTGCAACCGGAGCAGTCGTATTAACTACAGATACTGTTCAAGAAGCAACAAATTTATATTATACTTCAACCAGAGTTATTACTGATTTGAATGCTGCAGATACTGTATATCTTGGCAACATATTACCTAAAGATAATTTAACGTATAATATTGGTTCGCCTACTGCAAGATGGAAAACGGGATATTTTGCTGCACAAACTTTAGATTTGGGCGGGGTTGAATTATCAGTTGACCCCACCACCGGAGGATTAAGTTTACCGGTTGGTTCAACAATCGGAGGGGTAAACCCCGGGGCAATAATAATTAAAGGAGAACTTGCAAATGTATCCTTGTTACCAGGCAGTGCAACTACAGGTGATGGTTATCTAATTACCAGTAATTTACATGTATGGAATAGTACAACTTGGACAAATGTAGGATTAGTACAAGGTCCTAGAGGATATACAGGTGCAACTGGCCCAGAAGGTATGCAAGGTACGATTGGCCCGATTGGTTCAACAGGTACGGCGGGTACAAGTGTAACAATTTTAGGAAGTGTTGCGAATGTCAATTTATTACCTCCAACCGCAATAGATGGGTCTGGGTATTTAATTGAAGGCAATCTTTATGTGTTTGCCAGTAATGTAGTTACAAATGTTGGTCGCATTGAAGGTCCACCTGGCGCAACTGGCGTAATAGGATTAACAGGAAATACTGGAGCAACCGGTATTCAGGGCGCAACCGGCGTAATAGGATTAACTGGTAATGTAGGTTTAACGGGATCAACCGGCGCAACCGGATTAACAGGAAATACTGGATCAACAGGGGTAATAGGGTTAACCGGTAATGTAGGTTTAACTGGCTCAACCGGTATTACTGGTAATACTGGAGCAACCGGAGTTCAAGGTGCAACAGGCATACAAGGTGCGACTGGATTAACCGGTAATACTGGAGCAACCGGAGTTCAAGGTACAACGGGTTCGATTGGTTTGACTGGTGCAACCGGCATACAAGGTGCAACTGGGGTAATAGGATTAACCGGTAATACTGGAGCAACCGGAGTTCAAGGTGCAACGGGTTCGATTGGTTTGACTGGTAATGTAGGTTTAACAGGATCAACTGGTGCAACGGGTGTATCTGGTCTATACATAGTTTCTGCAAACGTAAGTACCGCAAATTTGGTTATTACATTAAATGATTCTAATACAATTAATGCAGGATACATATTAGGTCCAACAGGTGCGACCGGTGTAACAGGACTAACCGGTAACATTGGCTCAACCGGTGCGACAGGCATACAAGGTGCAACGGGTATTGGTTCGATTGGCGCAACAGGTATTCGCGGAGCAACGGGAGCAACGGGTGTAACTGGTAATGTTGGCTCAACCGGCGTACAAGGTGCAACGGGGTTATATGTAGTTTCCGCTAATGTAAGTAATGCAAATTTAATAATTACTTTAAATGACGCAAATGCAATTAATGCGGGATATGTATTTGGTCCAACGGGTGCAACCGGATTTACCGGTAATACCGGAGCAACCGGTTTTATTGGTGCATCTGGACTAATTGGATTAACCGGGAATACTGGGGCAACTGGTTCAACCGGTGCAACGGGGCCTGCTGGAACAAGTGTAACTATACTAGCTTCATTACCAGACTCATCTTCTTTCCCTGTAAGCGGCAATGTCAATGGGGATGGATATTTAATTACCGGAAATCTTTGGGTATATTCTGGAAATACATTTACAAATGTTGGTACCATTCAAGGACCTAGTGGAGCAACGGGCGCAACCGGAGTACAAGGGGCGACCGGATTAACAGGCAATGTAGGCTCAACCGGCGTACAAGGTGCAACAGGCGCAGATTCTACAGTACCAGGAGCAACTGGTTCAACAGGAGCGACCGGAGCTACGGGATTAGGAGCAACCGGTGCAACAGGCGTAATAGGTGCAACCGGATTGTACATAGTTTCTGCTAATGTAAGTGGCGCAAATTTACAAATTACACTTAATAATTCTAATGTTATTTTAGCGGGATCGATATTAGGCCCAACCGGTGCAACTGGAGTAGGAGCAACTGGAGCAACTGGTACAATTGGTTCAACTGGTGCAACAGGTCCTGCTGGAGGATTTTCAACTGGATCAAACGGTCAAGTAAATTCTTTAGGTGTAGGTACAACCGCATCAGGTACAGCGGGTGAAATTCGAGCAACGAATAATATAACTGCATATTATTCGGATGATAGATTAAAAACTAAATTAGGTCCTATTACCGACGCATTAGATAAAATTAAACAATTATCTGGATTTTATTATCAGGCAAATGAAATTGCGCAGGCATTGGGATATGAAGTTAAACAAGAGGTGGGTGTATCCGCACAGGAAGTACAAAAAGTACAACCAGAAGTAGTTGCCCCTGCGCCAATTGATGAAAAATATTTAACTGTTAGATATGAAAGATTGATACCTCTAATTATTGAAGCAATTAAAGAATTAGACGTAAAAGTCAATGAGCTAAAGGATAAGTAATGGCTTTATTGAATTCGGGTGCAATTAGTCTCGGTGGAAATATATCAGGTCTTTCAGTTAATCTTGAATTATTTAAAGCAGCCAACGCTACAATAAGTATAAATGATATAGATGCTAGAGACTTAGCAGATATTCCATCCGGTACAATTTCATTGAGCGATTTCTATGGTAAGTCTTATTATGCATTTGGGCAAGAAGAATTTACTACTCCCGGTACATACACTTGGGTATGCCCGTCTGACGTAACATCCATTTCTGTTTTATGTATTGGTGGAGGTGGAGGCGGTAGTGCCGGAACGAATCTTATTGGCGTAGGAGGCGGTGGTGGCGGCGGTGCGCTAGCTTATAGAAATGCGGTTGCGGTTATTCCTAATCAAAGTTATAATATTGTTGTCGGCGCAGGAGGTACTGGTCAAATAACAATTAGCGGAACAACTACTCAAGAAGCAGGAAGTGGCGGTGGATCTAGCGCATTCTCCTGTGTCGGCGGTGGAGGACAATCCGGAGGAAAATCGTCGGCAAATGCAACCATTAGTATTGGCTCATCTGCACTAGGAGACGGTGGCACTCTTGGGGGAGTATATAGCGGAGGTTCAATTGGTGGAGCTGGTGGAAGTATAGATACTTCTTCTGTAGGTTTTCGAGCACCAGGCGGCGGTGGCGCAGCTGGCTATACCGGAATAGGAGGAGCGGGCGCTCGAGGTGCAAGACCAACAGGATCTCCTGCATCGTCCGCCGGCTTTGCGGGCACTGCGGGATTAGGAGGCGGTGCAGGTGGAGGTGGTTCTGGATATATAAGCGATACCATACGAGAAGCAACCGGCGGCAACGGTGGTGGCGTAGGAGTGTATGGTTCGGGGCCAAACGGTGCTGGAGGAATAGGCGGATCCTCGACAATAACACGCGGTAATGGTGGAGATGGTTCATTTGGTTCATTTGGTTACTATGGTGCAGGCGGCGGGGGTGGGGTAGGCGGTTCGACTAGAAATGCGGAAAATGGTATAAATGGTGCAGTAAGAATAATTTGGCCTGGGCAATTACGTTCATTCCCTCTAACACTAACAGATAATGTTTAAAGAATATATTGTAAGTTTACAAAAAAATGTAGATTATACCTCATTTTGGCAGGAGATGGAGTCTCCTACGAATGCCCATCCATTCATTCCTGATAGAAAAATAGATATAGTAAATAATAGAGATGGTAGCACAAGAAGTTGCCATTATTCGTTAACAGATGAAGAAGCAAATATATTAAAAAATGATTCTAGAGTATATTCCGTAGAAATTCCACCTGAACAACGAGACGATATAAAAATTGGATTTCGTGGTGCACAGGTTGGAGATTTTACTAAGCCATCGACATCAACCGGTGCATATAAAAATTGGGGATTGCGTAGAATAAACAGCGCAACCAATCTTTATGGTACGGGTACAACTACCGATAATGTTTACAAATATTTACTAGATGGCACAGGAGTAGATGTTGTTATACAGGATAGCGGCATTGAACTGAACCATCCGGAATTTAAAGACAATTTTGGTTCTTCTCGAATACAACAGATAAATTGGTATACTGCCAGCGGCTTGGGCGGTACACAGAACGCAAATCATTATAGAGATTATGATGGGCACGGGACGCATGTTGCCGGTATAGCAACGGGTAAAACTTTTGGCTGGGCAAAAAATGCAAAAATATATTCTTTGAAGGTAAGCGGTCTTGAAGGTGCTGGCGATTCTGGTACTGGGATATCAATTACGGATTGCTTTGACGTAATTAAACTTTGGCATAGAAATAAACCAATTGATTCATCTACGGGATTTAAGCGACCAACAATTGTTAATATGAGCTGGGGATATAGTTTAACCTATTCATCTGTATCTTCTGTTTTATATAGAGGAGTTACTTACAATGATGCCAATACTACAGGTAATGCAGCATATCGTTGGACAAATTTTGGCTTAGTAAATTTATCTAGTGGCGGAAATTTTATTACTAATTTTAGATTAGGATCCGTTGATGTTGATATACAGGAAATGATTGATGAAGGCATACATGTCATCATTGCTGCGGGAAATAACTACCACAAAATAGATACTCCGGACGGAGTAGACTATGAGAATTATTTTACTTCTGGTGGATCAGATTATTTCTATCACAGAGGTTCTAGTCCATATGATGACGAAGCGTTTAAGGTTGGTAATATTGATAGTACTGTATTTTCTGCAGTACAAGATCAAAAAGCCCATTCAAGCGAAACCGGTCCAGGTGTTGATGTATGGGCGCCGGGATCAAATATTATAAGTTGCACTAGTAACACTAATTCATTTAGCGGTGTTGCCTATAATTTAGATTCTAGCTTTAAACAAGTTATTTTAAGCGGAACATCAATGGCTGCACCTCAGGTGTGTGGGTTAGGCGCACTTTATTTACAAATAAATCCCGGAGTAAGACCAAATCAACTTAAATCTTGGTTCTTAGGAAAATCGGTAAGCAATACCACCATATATAGTTCTAACATCAACAATGATTATACTAATACTAGATCATTGCTAGGTGGAAATAATAGATTTGTATATAACCCATTTGGTATAGATTCGGATACTCTTGTATCTGGTCCAATGACTTTAGTATCAGGAGCAATTAACTTAACACAATGATATTTGAATTGACTGAAGATAATTTTGTAATGTTTGCAGTAAAACACTATGACAATCCGGGGTGCCTCGGTATGGATGAGTTTTACGACGATTTAAAACGATTTAAATATATTAAACGATTACTTCGTAAACATGATGTGGGCAAGGATCTTAAAGAAAGATTAATACTTAATCATATAATTATACTAGGAAATTTATTTGGTGTTGAGGCAACAACTAAAATGCTATTCTTTAAGTTAGAAGAAAAATTTTGGCCTCAAATAAAAACTTTCCTAGTATTTTTAAACTATATGCCTATAAAAATTATAGTAACAACCGGTGTAGAAATAGTAGATAATGATATACCGTTAGATGAAACCGTATTAGAAACTTTAAAGAAGATTTAAATGGGAAGATTTGTAGATTCAATTATTGCTCTAAGAATACTAAACTTATTAGTTACTCCCTTTGAAAATACCGAGGCATATAAGCGCGGCATTATAGATACTAAAGGCAAAGAACTAAAAAAGATGAGTGAATTAAACACCGTCGAAGATAGAGATGCATATACTTTATTACATAGATTAGTTTATAGATTAAAACGAATTATTGAAAAGGTGCCTATTGATAATAAAAAAATTGTGTCTTTAGCTGCCGCATATTCTTTAATCAAAGAGCATACACAATTAGGTAAAGAGCCCTTAAATCTCGAAGAACAATATATAAGACTCATCGGTGAAGATTTGACAGAAGAAATTGCGGAAGTTGAGAAAATATTAGATGAAAAAAAGATTTTTACTTTTAAACAATTTTCGGAAGAAACTGGTATGGTAGCTCCGGCGAATAATGCAATGGCTACTTCAGGTATTGCTGGATTAGATAAAGATGTACCCGTAAGTAAAAAAGCACAGAAAAAATATACAGCATCCGGTGCTAGTTCTATGTTTAGAAGAAATAAGGCATTATAAATGGCTACAAATAATATACGAGATCTTGACACTGATATACGAGTTTCGGTATTGGAAACTCAAGTTAATTCGTTAACTACAGGTTTTGAGAAAATTGAGAAAAAAATGGAAGATAATTATGTAATTTTACATGAGCGCATCAATGATCTTGGATCGGAGTTTGAACATAAAAACGAAAAGATTATAGAAAAAATTGACGCACATAGTGAAACTAGCGCTAGACATAATCATGAAATTTTGGAAAAAATTGGTAAAATTGAAAAATGGCGTTGGATGATAATGGGCGGAGCAATGGTTGCGGGTTATGTACTTGCTCACATTAAAATGGAAAATTTGTTCTAAAGGCTTGACTTTCTAGTAGTTCTATTATATAATTTAGACTTCGTATAGGAGTCTAAATGTCTTTATTTGTAGATTTAAAGTATTTGAAGTTAATTAGTAATCAACTTCCTCTTTTTAAACAAAAGAGCGATCGTTTATATAATTGCAGATGTATAATCTGCGGTGACTCTGAGGCAAAGAAAAATAAGGCAAGGGGATATTTTTATCCTGCAAAAAATGATTTATTTTATAAATGTCATAACTGCGGTGCATCTATGCACTTTGGTTCATTTTTAAAACAATTCAACGGGTTGCAGTATAATCAATATTCTTTGGAACGATACAACGAAGGCTTACCTAGTAATAAACCGCATCAAAATATTGAAGATAAATTTAAGATGCAAGCTCCGGTATTTGTAAAGCCGGAACAACGCTTATTAGATGGTCTGTTGGATCGATTGGATAAATTACCCGAAGATCATGAGGCGGTTCAATTTTGTTTGACACGCAAAATACCTAGAGGAAAGTTTCATTACTTATATTATATTGATAATATTTCCAATATTGTACAACTTAATACGAAGTATAAAGAACAAATAAAAACAAAAGAACCTAGATTAGTACTTCCTTTTTACAATAAAGATAATCAATTGATTGCAGTAACATGCAGAGCTTTGCGAAATGAAAGTCTCAGATATGTTACTGTGAAAATTATAGAAGATGAATTACTAGCTTTTGGATTAGATAAATTAGATAGAACTAAACCAATTTATGTTGTCGAGGGACCCATTGATAGTTTATTTTTACCTAATTGTATTGCGGTGGGTGGTACTGCATTTACCAAATTGGAAACATTAGATTTACCAAAAGATAAAGTTATTGCTATATTGGACAATCAACCTCGTAATAAAGATGTTTGTAAAATTTTAGATAAGGTGATTGATAAACAATATAAGGTTGTGATCTGGCCTCAATCCTTAGATCAAAAAGATATTAATGATATGGTATTGGCAGGTAAAGATCCACTTGATGTTGTTAAGAAACATATATATCAAGGATTAGAAGCAAAAATTAAATTTACAGAGTGGAAGAGGTGTTAGTATGAAAGTATATATTTCTAATTATCGTAATCATTGGATTTCTCCGTATACAGTACTTGAGAAGATTTTCTTCTGGCGCGAAATTGATTATGATGAACCTATCATTGTAAAACTTTCTGATATACTGCAGCCGATTAGTTTAGTTCTGCAAAAGTTTTTAGACTTTGTTCATCCAAAGACTAATTATGTAAAAATTGATAAATGGGATACTTGGTCTATGGATCATACGTTATCCTATATTATTCTACCTATGTTGAAACAACTAAAGGAAAAGGCAAATGGCTCGCCTCTCGTAGATGATGAGGATGTTCCGGAAGAACTTAAAAGTAGTTCCGCCCCTACTAAGGTAAATGAGTGGGATCCAGATGATAATTACTTTAAACGATGGGAATGGGTTTTAGGCGAAATGATTTTCGCATTTAATTGCAAGATCGATGATTCTTGGCAAGACGAATTTAAATCAGGGGAATTTGATATGATGCATGTTCCTGTTGATAAAGACGGCAACGAAGTTCCTGAGCAAGGTGCAAAATTATATGAATTGAGAGATGGCCCTAACCATACATATAAATGTGATTTTGATGGTATGCGAAAAGTTGAGGAAAGAATGCAAAATGGCTTTAGATTGTTTGGAAAATATTATAATGGATTGTGGGATTAACTATGAGCCTAGATGAAGAAATCGCATTTAATTCCTGGTGGGATGCTAGTAAATATATGCAGGTTGTGGCATCGTCGGAGTCATCGAAGCAAGTAGCAAAGGATGCATGGGAAGCCGCATTAAATTTTGAACAAGCAAAAGCTATAAGGTCAACACGTTGGAATGGAGTAATACAGTGAAAGTAAAATTGATAGGTTACACAAAACCTAATGTAGATGTTGATGTACCTGAGATGAATGACCTGCAGGATTTGATTGCATTTTGTGCAAGAGTAAGTAATCCCGCAAATCAAAATAATACTGAAACAAGCGAAAAGCTTATTAAATATCTAATTAAAAACAAGCATTGGTCACCGTTAGAAATGGTCCATGTTACTCTTGAAATTGAAACAACTCGCGACATTGCACGACAAATGCTTCGCCACAGATCATTTTCTTTTCAGGAATTTAGTCAACGATATGCAGACCCCGTTAAGCACTTAGACTTTGTTATACGTGAAGCTAGATTACAAGATACTAAAAATCGTCAGAATAGTATTGCAACTGATGATGTAGAACTTAATTTGGAATGGGCTCGCCGTCAGCAAAACATTATTGACGTAGTAAAAGACACATATAAATGGGCAATTGATAATGGTATTGCGAAAGAACAAGCTCGGGCAATTCTACCCGAAGGTAACACTGTAAGTAAACTCTATATGGCGGGTACTCTTAGAAGTTGGATTCATTACGTTCAACTTAGATCAGAAAACGGAACGCAACAGGAACATGTGGACATAGCCGAAGCCTGTGCTGAAGTTATTTCTACTATCTTCCCAATGGCTAAGGATATGATTTAATAAATAACAGACTCCCTACTTTTTATTCTATCATATGTGGATTCTAAAATTCCTTCCAGATTCTTTATTAATACTATTAACCCATGCAATAACTGCAATTGGAGCAATAGCATTATTGGTTGGATTCTTTTTAGCATTCATTCCCATTATTAGTAGATATGGTAAGATATTAAAGATTGCAGGTACCGCGGTTCTTCTAATAGGCATATATTTCGAAGGCGGATTGAGTACCGAAATGGAATGGCGCAAACGAGTCGCAGAAATGCAAGAAAAGGTTAGACTTGCAGAACAAAAAAGCGTCATTGTAAATACTAAAATACAAACTAAAATTGTAGAAAAGATTAAGGTCATTAAAGAACGAGGCGAAGAGCATATTAAATACATCGATAGAGAGATAGTAAAATATGACGATAAATGCGTAATACCAAAAGAATTTATTCAATTATTAAATGATGCCTCTAAGAAACCAGTAGATACTCCTGAAAATACTGCAGGAGAAGGTAATGAATAAGCTACTACTATCTTTATTATTTTTGACAGGGTGTTCTACTACTGTCCCAGTTGTAATGAAATTTCCTAACGCACCAGTAATTTTAACTGAACCATGCGCGGAATTGATCAAACTAAATGATGATGCAAAACTTAGCGACGTTGCAAAAACAGTATCGGGTAACTATAATCTGTATCATGAATGTTCCATAAAAGTGGACGGGTGGATTGAATGGCATAAGTCACAAAAAGAAATATTTGAATCTGTAAAGTAAGTAAACAAAAATAAAAATTGGAGTTATACATGGCAGAAAATGTCGTACATGGGATTAATGTCGATTATTCTAAGGATGCCCTTTTCGATGAATTGGGTATCAAAAGATTAAAAGAATCGTATATGAAAGATGATGAAATTTCACCTCAGGAAAGGTTCGCATATGTATCAAGCACTTTTGGATCTAATGCTGAACATTCTCAGCGTCTCTATGATTATTGTTCTAAGCATTGGCTTAGTTTGTCTACTCCTATTCTCTCTTTTGGTCGTAGTAAGCGCGGCTTGCCTATTAGTTGTTTTCTACCCTATTTGGATGATTCAGCAGAAGGTCTTGTCAACACATTATCAGAAGTAAATTGGCTCAGTATGTTGGGTGGAGGAGTTGGAATTGGTCTTGGTATTCGGTCTGCCGATGATAAGTCTGTTGGTATTATGCCGCACCTTCGCACATATGACGCATCATCTTTAGCTTATCGTCAAGGTAGGACTCGCCGTGGTAGTTATGCCGCCTACCTTGATATTAGCCACCCCGATATTATAGCTTTTCTTGAAATGAGAAAACCTACCGGTGATCCTAATATGAGAACACAAAATTTACACCATGGTATTAATATCACCGATGACTTTATGCACATACTAGAAAATAGTATGAAGGATAAAGATGCAAATGATGATTGGGAACTTAAAGATCCTGCATCTAAAGAAGTTCGAGAAGTAGTTTCGGCTAAGGAATTATGGCAGCGTATTTTAGAAATGCGTATGATGACAGGTGAACCTTATCTCCACTTCATTGATACTAGCAATAGGCACATGCCCGAATCTCAGAAGAAATTGGGATTGAGTATTAAGCAATCTAATTTGTGCAGTGAAATTATTTTACCTACTGATAAGCAACGAACTGCTGTTTGCTGTTTGTCCTCATTAAATTTAGAATATTATGATCAATGGAAAAATGATAAGATATTCCTTCGAGATGTTGCAGAAATGCTTGATAACGTTCTTCAATATTTTATCGATAACGCACCCAATGCAATTAAACGAGCAAAGTATTCCGCAATGCGAGAAAGATCAATCGGCATCGGTGCACTAGGATGGCATGCGTTTTTACAGAAAAATAATATCCCATGGGAATCATCCATGGCAGTTGGTAGAAACAAGCAAATCTTTAAAAATATTCGGACTAAATTAGATGCAGCTAATCTTGAATTGGGTAAAGAACGAGGTGAAGCTCCTGATGCAACTGGCACAGGTCAACGCTTTTCGCATCTTATGGCTATTGCACCTAATGCTTCTTCTTCTATTATTATGGGAAACACGTCTCCTAGCGTAGAACCATATAGAGCAAATGCATATAGACAAGATACACTCTCAGGATCAATGCTTAATAAGAATAAATTTTTAGATGCAATTGTTAGAAAAGAAGCAGAGACTCGTAAAGATGGCTGGTATGAAGAAGTTTGGTCTAGCATTATTGCAAATGATGGATCGGTTCAGCATTTAGATTGGTTGGATGAGTGGAACAAAGATGTGTTTAAAACATCAATGGAAATAGATCAAAGATGGTTAATAGAACATGCTAGTGACAGACAAGTATATATAGATCAGGCACAGTCTATTAATCTATTCTTTAGACCAGACGCAAATATATTATATCTACATGCTGTACATTTTATGGCATGGAAAATGGGTCTAAAGACTTTATATTATTGCCGCTCAGAGAAGATAGGTAAAGCGGACAAAGTATCTAAGCGCATAGAGCGAGATGTAATTAAAGAGTTGGATATGAAAGCAATTCTCGACGGTGATACTTGTTTAGCATGCGAATAGATTAATATGGGCAAGATTGCGATATTCCTACATCATCCTAAATGCTCAGTTCAGTCTAGTAATGGTATTATAAATGCGTTATCTAAAGAATATACATTTAAAATATTTACAAAGCATGAAGTGGAACCTGGGTTTTTAGATGATGTGGATATTGTATGTTTTCCCGGAGGGATAGGAGATGCAGATAGCTTCGATAGTTTATTTAAGTTTAATCGCGATGCTATTCGTAAGTTTATTTCTCGCGGAGGAAGATATTTGGGAATCTGTATGGGTGCTTATTGGAGCGGCCCTGATTATTTTGATCTTGTCGGGAACATAAATGTAGTACAATATATAAGGCGACATAATACATGTACACGGCGACCGCATGCAAAACAAATGCCGGTAACATGGAAAGGTGAATCTCACAATATGTTCTTTTATGATGGGTGTACGTTTACCGGTAGTAATTACGAAACCGTCGCAACATATCCAAATGGAGACCCAATGGCAATTATAAAAAATCGAATAGGATTAATAGGGTGCCATCCTGAAGCATCCAAGCATTGGTATGATTCTTATAGTTGGATGCAGAAGCGTTGGGAAAAAACAACAAATGAGCAATTGTTACTAGATTTCGTTAACGAATTAATGAAAAGATAAAATGATAACAATTACAGATTCCGCAGTATCAAAAATTAAAGCAATCATTGCAGAGGATAATGAAGATGCGATGCTTCGTATTTTTGTTGAGGGTGGTGGTTGTTCAGGATTTAAATATGGGTTCTCTTTAGAAAATGTACTTCAGGAAGATGATTTAAGTTTTGAAAAAGATGGAATAAGTATTATAGTGGATGCAATATCTATGCAATATCTGCAAGAAGCAGAAGTCGATTACAAACAAACATTAACGTCCGCAGAATTTATAATTAAAAATCCTAATGCAAAGGCATCGTGTGGATGCGGTTCAAGTTTTACGATATAAGGGAAGAGATGGCAAAACAAAATAGTAGAATAACTGATGATAGGAACTCATTCAAACCATTTAATTATCCATGGGCGTATGACGCCTGGCTTAAGCACGAGCAAAGCCACTGGCTGCATACTGAAGTACCTATGCTGGAAGATGTAAAAGATTGGAAGAAGAATTTAACAGAATCAGAAAAACAATTTTTAACTAACATTTTTAGATTCTTTACTCAAGGTGATATAGATGTGGCTGGCGGGTATGTAAATAACTATCTACCGCATTTTCCTCAGCCAGAAGTTAGAATGATGTTATTAGGATTTTCTGCAAGAGAAGCATTACATATTGCAGCATATTCTCATTTAATTGAGACTTTAGGTATGCCGGAATCTACATATGGCGAGTTCTTAGAGTATACTGAGATGAGAGAAAAGCACGAATACCTATTGGATCTTTCTTCTAAGAATGGTACAATAGAATCTACTGCTACTCACATTGCAGCATTTTCGGCATTTACAGAAGGCATGCAATTGTTTAGCTCCTTCATTATGTTATTGAATTTTGCCAGACATGGTAAGATGAAAGGCATGGGGCAGATTATAACCTGGTCTATTGTGGATGAAACTCAACATGCAGAGGGCATGGTTAAACTTTTCCGCACATACGTTGAAGAAAACAAGGAAATATGGAACGATGAGCTTAAAGGGAAAATTTACACGATTGCGGAGAAGATGGTTGATCTTGAGGATAAATTTATTTCTCTTGCTTTCAGAACTGGGGCGATCACAGGGTTAAGCGAAGAAGATGTCAAAGAATATATTCGCTACATTGCGGATCGACGTTTAATTAGTCTTGGTCTACGTGGTATTTTTAAACGTAAGAAGAATCCTTTACCTTGGGTTGAGGAAATGATTAATGCGCCGACTCACACTAACTTCTTTGAAAACAGAGCAACCGATTATGCTAAAGGCGCATTAAGCGGAAATTGGAATGAGGTATGGGGTAAAGCTGCATGAAAACATTTAAAGATATTTCAGTAAAAAAATATCCAGACGGCGAATTGATATCTAAAAATTTGCCACCTGCGTATAAATTGGGAAATGCAAAAGAAAATTGTGAGAATTGTGAAGCATATAAAGCGGAAACAAAATATTGCAGTATATGGGATGCAAAGGTGAGACCTAACTATTGGTGCAAAAAATGGATACCGATCGAAAAGTAATAACATTTGTTGAAAAGCGAAGAGCCATATGCAATAGCTGCGAACACCTTACATCTTTCGTAGGAGTTAAATCGTGTCAAGTATGTGGTTGCGCAATTTGGACTAAGATTAGAATTAAAAGTACAAAGTGCCCCAAGGATAAATGGGGCGTTGAAGATTAAATTATTTGAAAAGGAAATATTATGTTAATTGATAAAGGTGTAACTGCTGGCGAAGTAATTACATTTAAGCTTACTTCAGGTGAAGAATTAGTAGCAAAATTAGTGGAGGAAACATCTACTCATTATAAATTGGCTAAACCTATGGTTATCGGTATGGGACAACAAGGGCCAGGCTTAATGCCGTATTTGTTCACAGTGAAACAGGAGAAGGATGTTAAATTGTCTAAGCATGCTGTTACTGTAGCAGAACCTACTGATGAAATTTTTGCTAAGCAATTTCTTAAAACAACTACAGGAATTGCATTAGCATAATTCACAATGCCTAATAAAATTGATTATGCTCATATGAAGGTTGCGGAAACGTATGCTGAATTATCAAATGCGAAAAGATTGCAGGTTGGGTCTATTATAGTAAAAGATGATAAAGTAATTTCTATTGGCTATAACGGCACGCCCTCGGGTTGGGATAACAACTGCGAAAATGAAACTGTGGAACTATATTCAGATTACGAAGGCGCAATACATAGCACTATATTAAAAACTAAACCCGAGGTTATACATGCAGAGATGAATGCTATAGGAAAGTTAGCAAAATCGGTATCCTCGGGTGAAGATGCTACTATGTATGTGACGCATGCTCCTTGTTTTGACTGTGCGAAACTTATACATATTGCAGGTATTAAAAAAGTATTTTATCGCAATGCATATAGAACAACTGATGGCATTGAGTTTTTAACTAAATGTAAAATTGAAGTGGAGCAATTATGAAAGATTTAACAGTAGGATTTACATGCTCATCCTTTGATCTTTTCCACGCAGGTCATGTTGTTATGCTTGAAGAAGCTAAACGACAATGCGATTACCTTATTGTAGGTATTCAAACAGATCCTACAATGGATAGAGATACAAAGAATAAGCCTGTTCAATCTATTATAGAAAGACAGATACAAGTCAAAGCATGTAAATATGTAGATGAGGTTGTTATCTATAATACTGAAAAAGAACTAGAAGATATTCTTATGACTTTACCAATTAATGTTAGAATATTGGGTGAAGAATATAAGGATTTGGAATTTACGGGTAAAGATATTTGTTTAAAACGAAGTATCAAATTCTTTTACAATAAAAGAGATCATTACTTTAGTTCGACTGATCTTCGTAAAAGAGTATTTGAAACAGAAGTTAAGAAAAGGGGGTTAGTATGGCCAGAAAACAGCACCACGAATGCTTCGAATGTGACGCCGTCTTCAAAATAAGTTATGATCTAGATGAAAATTACTATAAAGTAAAAAATTGTCCCTTCTGCGGCACCTCAATGGATGCCGAGGAAGAAGATCGATATGAAGATAACGAGTATGACGAAGACGTGTCCTAAGTGTAATACAACGCACAACAAACCCGGCAAATTTTGTAGCCGGGTTTGTGCCAACTCCCGGCAATGGACATCTGAGCAAAAACAGGTATTCTCACAAAAACAAAAAGAATATATGGCCACGGAAGAGTCCGAAGGTCACAGATATAAAAAATCTATACAAACCACCATGCTACATAAAACGGGGCGCATGGGTTCTGGTTTAGCAACAGAACGGCTTGAAGATGTTATGACTGACCCCGATGATTATTTTTTAGTACCACCTAGACAGGAAATAGATACGTTTGTTGAGGATGGCGATCTTTGGGAGGTCGTAGATGACTACAATAAATACTAATTTAGAATTGGTATTTTTATGTGGATATATGATAATAACCCGTTAATAGATATTCCAGAAACAGCATATGGTTTTGTATACTTGATTACTAATATTACTAACGGTAAAAAATATATAGGAAAAAAATTGTTTTGGTTTCGTAAGACAAAACAAGTTAAAGGTAAAAAGAAACGTATTAAGGTTGAATCGGATTGGAGAGACTATTGGTCCTCATCTGACGAAGTCAAAAAAGATGTAGAACTCTTTGGTGCGGATAAATTTATAAGAGAAATACTGCACATATGCCCCAATAAAGGGCTGTGCAATTATTTAGAAGCGCGCGAACAAATGGATCGTCGAGTTCTTGAATCGGATTTATATTATAATGGCCAAATACAATGCAGAGTTCACAAAACTCACATAAAGAACCTTGCAAAAAATAAATGATATTCGTCTCACTTTTATTGTTAACGGCATTAGCAATCTCAGGCATAGCGGGATATTTTTCAATCGTAGGATTGGCTCATATATTCTCTGCAAATGTACTACCTATAGTTATTATGGGTTGCATACTTGAGGTTGGAAAGCTTGTTACTGCATCGTTTGTATATAGACAATGGAACAAAATTAATATATTGATGAAGACATATTTCGTCATTAGTATTATCATATTATCTATTATTACCTCCTTAGGTATTTTTGGTTATCTATCAAAATCATATACATCTGATTCTGCTGGAATATATGATAGTGAAACACAAATAACAACTACTAAAAATTTAATAGATATAGAACGTAAGCGGTTGGATAATCTATTAGATAGGCAATCTAAAAGAGAAACGTCGAATAAAAAATTAGATGCAGAAATTCAGAATTCACAAAATAGAATTTCTACACTAACTAAGGATTTTGGCGAAATACAAAAAAACAAAAATAAACAGAATGCTGATATTGGCCCTATTCGATATATCTCTGAGCTAGTATATCAGAAAAATGATATGGAAACAATTGATCGAGCAGTTCGTCTTATTATTATGGCATTGATGTTTGTATTTGACCCGTTAGCTATTTTATTAGTTATAGCTGCGAATATGCTTCTACATCAAAGAAAACATAAGATTCGTCCAAAATACTCAAAACATTCAATAGAAATTGACAAAAGCTCGGTATTTAACATAGAAAATAAAGACTTCGGATAATATAAATATTGTGGTAAATTTAAAGGATTAATATGGCTTTAACTAAAATTAAAAGTAGCGGTATAGCTCCTGCTGCAATCACCGCAACTAATATAGCTCCTGCTGCAATCACCGCAAATAATATATCTACAGGTGCAGTAGCTGATTTGTTAATTGCGGGCACATTTACAACGATTGAAGCAAATGGTAGAATTAGCTCTACCGTGTCCTCCGGTGACAAAATACTAGTTGAAGCAAATGGTAGAATTAGTTCGACCGTGTCCTCCGGTGACAAAATACTAGTTGAAGCAAATGGTAGAATTAGTTCGACCGTGTCCTCCGGTGACAAAATACTAGTTGAAGCAAATGGTAGAATTAGTTCGACCGTGTCCTCCGGTGACAAAATACTAGTTGAAGCAAATGGTAGAATTAGCTCTACCGCAACAGAATTAGATTTTAATCCGCTATCACTAATGCTATCAGGAATGTAAGGAACAATATGGCAACTAAAATTAAAGTATTAGGGCAAGAAATACCATCGGCAGATACCGATACTACATTATATACGGTACCGGCGGCAAATAGCACAATTGCATCCACATTGCAAGTATGCAATCAAGCTAGTAGCGATGCAAAATTTCGTATTGCGGTTAGACCAGCGGGCGCAGCAATTGCAACAAAACATTATCTATTATATGATACGGTAATACCGGCCAATGACGGTATTTCGTTGACATTGGGGTTAACATTAGCTGCAACAGATGTTGTTACGGTACGTGCAAATACAGCTAGTGTAAGTTTTAATATATTCGGTTCTGAAATATATTAAAATTACAAAAATACTATTTTCTAAATGACTACTAAGATAACTCGTAACAACATAAATGATACCGCGTATTACGATATAGCCGGACCCGAATTTACTTCATTAGTGTATCCAGGAGTACAAACTTCTACGAACACTGCAGGTGGCGACACAATCACTGTTAATGGGCAAGGGTTTAAATCTGGTCTAAGTGTTGTTGCAAATAGTAAAATTGCAAGTGTAGTTACATTTATAAATTCTTCGCAAATTACTTTTACTGCACCGGCGAATCCTGCAGGCACTTATATCTTGTTTATTACGAATCCAAACGGAAGTTTTGCTGTTGCCCCTGGATTTAGTTATAGTTAAATAATTTACTTTAAAGAATGTTGTAAAATGACCACAAAGATTTCTGTACAAAATATTGAAACAGCTACATTAGCCTCTATTACGCCTCCTAGAATTACTTCAATTGGTTATGGTGGCGATGATACTGCAACAGATACTGCAGGAAATGTTAGTGTCACTTTGACAGGAGAAGGATTTGCAGCCGGCGCAAGTGTTTTTATTGATGGCGCCAGTGCAGGATCCGTATCGGTAGTAAGTTCAACTCAAATTACCTTCAATCCTCCAGCGAAACCTGCAGGAACATATCCGTTGTATGTTATTAATTCCGATGGTAGTTCTGCTATTGCGATACCTGGAATTAGTTATAGTGGCGTGCCTACGTATACAACTGCTGCAGGTAATTTAGCAAACGTATATGAAACAACTTCTTTTAATAGTGCAATAGTTGCGACAGGCGATGCACCTATTGCGTATAGTGTGTACAGCGGAACTTTACCACCAGGTGCGAATTTAAGTAGCACAGGTAATATTACTGGTACAAGTTCATCTACGGCAAGCCCTACCACATATAATTTTACTGTTCGTGCGTCGGATGCACAGAATCAAGATACCGATAGGCCTTTTAGTATAACAGTTAATCCCGATATTGTAATTTGGGGTAGCCCAGCTGCAGACGCTATTATAGAACTTGCTGCGGATGCTGCAATGAGTAATGTTTCATTTATTGCAAATAGTGCAGCAGGATATAGCGTATCATATAGTGCAAATATATTACCAACCGGACTAAGTTTAATCGGGTCAAATGTTTTTGGTACACCTACTGTGACCGGTAACACTATTAGTGTGGTGACGGCTACTTCGGCGACTACAAATAGAACTACAAACAGAACATTTACTTGGGTTGTTTCTGTTGCTGCAGAACCTTACTTCAAATCTACTACATTGCTGCTAACCGGTAATGGCACAGATAATGCAAATAATCACGCATTTGTAGACAGTAGTACTAATGCGTTTGCATTAACACGATATGGCAACGCTACACAAGGATCGCTTACGCCGTTTAGCCCAACTGGCTATAGCGCTTATTTTGATGGTAGCGGGGATTATTTAACCACTACTGGATTTGGGTTAGCAACTGACTTTACTCTTGAGTTTTGGAGTTATTTCACTGCACAGCCAAGCAGTGGTTATTTTACATCTGCCAGTAGTATGGGTCCAATCATAGGAATAGAAACTCTTAAAACAATTTTAGGGCAGAATGGAGGCTGGCTTCTTAACCCACCAAATGATTCTAGTGTGTATCCAAATGGCGTGTCTCCAATAAATCAATGGAATCACTGGGCAGTAGTTAGAGCATCTGGCACACTAAAGTTTTACTTAAATGGTATACAGCTTGGATCTGTTGCAAATACTACTGATTATTCTGCTTCTCAAACTTGGGGAATTGGCGCAGCAGATAACGGCCAAGGCCCAGTAAACGCACCACATTACATGAGCAACTTTAGATTTTCAAGTGTTGCTAGATATAGCGGAACAAGTACAACAGTTGCGAACTTTGCATTGCCGACTGCAAATTTTACCAGCGATGCAGATACCATCTTTTTGGGATTAGCAAGTAACAGATTTAAAGACTCCGGACCAAACAATCGAGCAATAACCGTGGCTGGGGATAGTAAAATAGTAGCCTTCTCTCCATTCGCACCCGCTGCCGCATACAGTGCTGCGACTCATGGTGGTAGTATGTACTTTGATGGTACTGGGGACTATCTTACTGGTCCAGCAAATAATGCCGATGTGCTACTGGGCACCGGGGACTTTACCTTTGAAGGTTGGTTTTATCAGACAGCCACGAATACATACCCAGGAGTTCTTGAAATTGGTGTACATACGGTAAATGGTATTTTGTTTATTGCTAGTAACGGGTCCACCATAACTGCATACGGGCCGGCTGGGTTTATGGGTACAGCAACCGCTCCTCCGTTAAACACTTGGAACCACATAGCGTGGGTCCGCAGCAGTGGAACTTTTAAGATTTACGTAAATGGTGTAGGTAATGCCGGCACTGCTAGTGCTAGTAATTTCTCTGATAATACAACCACAACGTTCGGGGGAGAAAGCACCAGATCGAATGCGGCGTACACCTATTCTGGATATATGTCGGGGGTACGTTTAGTTAAAGGCACTGCAGTATATACTGCCAACTTTACTCCACCCACTGCACCACTAACTGCTATTTCAGGAACATCTTTACTGGTACAAGGAACCAACGCAGGTATTGTTGATGCTTCAGGTAGAAATAATTTAGAAACTGTGGGTGACGCTAGAATTAGCACAACAGTGAAGAAATATGGTACTGGCAGTATATATTTTGATGGTACCGGAGATGCCTTGTTCACACGAACAAATCCAGCGCTTGCGTTTGAGTCTGGAGATTTTACTGTTGAGTTTTGGGTAAACTTTACTTCTATAGCAAACAGGCAAGATCTGGTATGGTGGGTTCCTGATAATGATTCTTTACGTGGTGGTATAAGTTGGCGCCTGTCTGGTGACGCACTATGCTATTATGATGCTGCTGTGGGTGCAGCTATAAACACAGCTTGGTTACCAACAATCAATACCTGGTATCACATTGCACTATCAAGAAGTGGATCATCCACAAGACTGTTTATTGATGGAGTGGCTGGAACCACATACTCAACAATACGGCCATATGCTGCCTCGTACAGACTCTATATTGGTAAAGATTCTGCCAGCGATAGTTATCCATTCACCGGATACATGGATGACTTTAGAATAACAAAAGGCGTGGCAAGATATACAGCAAACTTTACGCCGCCGACAGCACATTTATTGAAATAATTATGCAAACAACAATCGCAGATTACGTTTTAAGCAATCCGGCTAATTCTGACATGGATAAGACCACATTTGAAACGGATTTAATTTTTGATACTATCTTAGATGATGCAGATCCTACGTTGATCTATGTAAACAATAATATTGCAATTGCCTGGTATGAGCAAATTGCAATGGTCGGATTTAAATAACGAGGAATACATGAGTTTAAAAAAATCTTCAGCCAGAACAGCACTAAATGCTAGATTAACACAGGCAAGCCTTATCAATGCAAAAGGACCAACTACCGCAGTTGCAACTAGCTTAGGCACAGTTGTTGCGTCTGGAGGAACACAATCTAATATAACTGTATATGGAACAAATTATAGAGTTCACACATTCACAACCAGCGCAAATTTAGTAGTTACAACTGGGGGAAATGTAGATCTTCTAGTTGTCGGTGCAGGTGGTAGTGCCAGAGGATGGATATCTGCAGTATATGGTAGTAGTGGCGGTGGCGGTGGGGGCGGCGTTTTATTATATGGTGCGTATGAACAATCCATAGCAGGTGGGGGTCCAATCTATTTAGACGGGGCGAACACCTATACTATTACTATTGGTGCCGGCGGACCAGGAACCGCAAATAACTATGTTAGCGCCACGCAACTTGGTAGAGACGGCGGCAATACTATCTTTGCGGGCGGAGTACTTAATCTTGTCGCATATGGCGGAAGAATGGGACCGGCAATCGTATCAACTGATGGCGTTCTAGGAGGAAATGCAGCCATGTTACCATTTGTATCTAATCAAGGATATCGAGGTGGTTTTCGTGGTACTATAATAACTACCGGCGTTGGTTCCGGCGGAGGCGGTGGGGCTGGCGGCGCTGGGGAAAGCGGAGCAAATTACCCCGCCCATGTCGGAGGAACTTTCAACGGTGGTCCTGGTATAGCGAGTACAATATCCGGCACTTGGTCAGGCTATGGTGGCGGTGGCGGTGGCGGCATATACAGGTGGGGCAGCGTAGGAACTTTCTATAGAGGTAAAGGTGGGTTCGGTGGAGGCGGAGACGCAGGGGGTAATGCTTTTATCATTGCAAATGCCGGCAATGTAAATACTGGGGGCGGTGGTGGCGGAGCTTCATCTCGAGAAAATACTTCAATTTTAGATAGATCTTCTGCAGGCGCGGGCGGGTCAGGAATTGTAATTGTAAGATACGTAGTTTAATTAAGGAGAAATAAATGAGTCATTTTGCTAAAGTAGAAAACGGAATTGTAACACAAGTAATTGTTGCGGAACAAGATTTTATTAATACCGGTGCAGTAGGAGATCCTTCTTCATGGGTGCAAACCAGTTATAATACAGCAGGTGGAGTCCATCGTGACGGAGGAACCCCATTGCGTAAAAACTATGCAGGTATTGGTATGGTATATGATTCGGTTAGAGACGCATTTTATGCAACGCAACCATATCCAAGTTGGGTGTTAGATGAGAATACTTGTTATTGGAACGCACCAGTAGCTTTGCCTGAAGATCACGGTACGGGAGACCCTCTTAAGATGTATGAGTGGGATGAATCCATTACAAATTGGAAAGAAATTGTTACCGCATAACAATTTTGGATAGACCCAGTAACGCTGGGTCTTGACTTTCGCACCAATATATTATATAATTACCATGTGACCTAAAAAGGTAACCTTATCCTCTATGTTAATAGCATAGATTTCTTAAAAGGTAAACAATGAATTTGTCCAAAATATTAATGGTAGGGTGTCTTTTCCTTCCTAGTTTGGCAATAGCGGAATGGTACGATTCCCGCGGTGAGTATTATTTTGGTGTAGAAACCTCAGAAAAGGTTGCATGTAAAGCAGCGGAAGACTTAGCAGTATTAGATGTACTTAGACGCACTAAGGGAGAATCAATTTCAGTTTCTCAGTTTCAGACATGCGATGATAGTAGTGCAGATGTTTGCAGAATGTTATCATCGGCAATTATGTATACTGAAGGCACTGTTACTGGTTTAAACAGAGTGCATCAAGAAGTAACTACTTTGCCGGGGAAAAAGGTATGTACTGTATTAGCAAAAGTAAAGATACAGAAAGAAAAAGGATTTGCAGATGTATCATTTGATCCAGAAATAAAAATGGTTCAAACTCGTTTGCGAGACGGCGAGACAATTACTTACATTGTTAAACCTACTTCGGCGATGTACTTAAACTTATTTGTATATTCCCCTTACACTGAAGATATACAACTAATATATCCGAATCGTTATGATTCAAGTAAAAAGATTACAAAGGTTACTAATATACCTACAAAAAATAGTTATAGGATTAACGCAGAGTTTCCAAAGATTAGCGGCAATCTAGCAGGTGAGATGGTAATTGCTGTTGCAACAAAAAAAGAAATAACTTTTAGAGAGAAATTTACTTTTACAGAGTTTAATGAACGACTACTTGAAATACCTCGTAATGAACGTCGAGTAGTTCGCATACCCTATTTTATAATGGCACCAAACTGAGAGATACATTCATGAAAAAATTAATCATTATTGCAGGTAGCATTGCGTTATTTGGTTGCGGTACACCTAAGCCGGGTACATACGAAGCATTCAAAGCGCAAAAAGAAGAAACAAAAAAGGAAATGACTAAGACGTTAAATTCTGTCCCCGATTGGTTTCTTAAACCTCCTGTAGATAATTATGCGCTTTATGAAAAGGGTTCAGCAAAATCGCACGATATGCAAATGGCAGTAATTAAAGCAACTGCACTTGCACGTGCTCAATTAGCATTATCAATTGAGGGAGAGATCAATGCTAATATTAAATTGTTCATGGATGAGGTAGGGCAGGATCCTACTATCTCTAATATGAATTCGGTTACGACATCTCAGGATGTTCTGTTAGCCAAACTACACGGAGTACAGCAAGAAGATTGTAAAATAATGATTGAGGATACTCATTATGTTGCATATATTTTAATCAAATACCCATTAGGAGAAATGAATCGGGTGTTAATTGAAAAGATTAAAAGTAATTCTGTACTTGAATCCAGATTGCGAGCAAGCAAATCATTTAATGAACTAGAGAAAAAGGTAGATAACGCACGCCGCAACGCAACACAGTAACAAACTTATTCACAACCAGGAGAAGTACATGGAAATAAGTTCGAAGAGCAAAATCAAAAAAGCGATTAGCTTAACAACGAAGTTCTTTAAAGCTTTCGCCCTAGGGCTTTTACTTTGTACATATACAAATCTTTATGTCGTCAACGCAAAGACAGTTGACGCACAATTCATAAAGAAAGAATATGCAAAGGCAAAAGAATTAAAAAAACAACACGCATGCTTAACCCGAAACATTTATTTCGAAGCAGCAGGTGAATCATTAGAAGGTAAAATTGCTGTTGCTCAGGTTACATTAAACCGAGTAAATTCCGGCAAGTTCCCACATTCTATATGTGAAGTTGTACAACAGAAAACTGCAGTAAATGAAAAAACAATTTGTCAATTCAGTTGGTACTGCGAAAATTATAGAGATAAGAAAATAAATAAAGCAAAATGGGATGAAAGTACTCGTGCTGCCAATATGATTATTTTTGAAAAACATGGCAATAAGAAATTAAAGACTGCACTGTATTTTCACAATGAGGAAGTAAGCCCGGTATGGAAAAAGCGAAGACTTGCTAAAATAGGCAGGCATACCTTTTACGGAGATCGAGGATAATGCCAATTGTGCATTTGACTTTAAATTAAAATATGACCGAAGACGAAAAGTTTGATAATTTAATAGAAAGATGGAAGTCTTTGAAATATTACAAAGTAGTCATACCTTTGGCTCACTCATTAGTATTCCGAGGACCGGTTCCATTTGATGTAAAAATAAATAAAGATGGTATAGCTCAATTTAATATACTTGCCGCTTCATATGCAGAAGCAGAATGCAGAGCATGGGATTTTATAAATGGAAAATACATACCTAGAAAAGATTAGAACAATTAGTGCCAACGGGGTTAGGCCTTCATATGAAAAATACTTAGGTGGCCAGCCAAAATATCCATTTGATACAGACGGTGTAGCATTTAGATGTACGCTTTGCGAAGGGATTTGGTTGAAGGAAACTGAGGCCAAACTGCACAAATGTGAGCCAAAAAGTTAGCAAATTGCTAATAAAACTTTTGCTTGACTTCTGAACCATTTGCACATATAATAAGTGTATGGTGAGAAAAAAGAGATCTGATCGTAGGCATATAATTTACAGTATGACAAATACTGTAACAGGTGACTTCTACATAGGTATTACGCAGGGTTTTCGTCAAAAAGATCTAAAAGTTCGTGTGCAAAAACACGTTCGTAGGGCATTGACTGAAGATAAAAATTGGTCGTTGTGCAAAGCAATACGGCATTTTGGTGCAGACCAATTCTTTTCACAAATTATTGAAGTTGTTCGAGGTAAGACTCAAGCACATGCAATTGAACGTAGTATGATTAAAGAATATCTTCCTACTCTTAATACTCAATAAGGAACTATATTATGAAACTTGTTATTCAAACTCAAGTATACGAAAACTACGGTGATGCTAGCAATCCTCATTGGAAGGCAAAGGGCGGAGAGGATTATTGGTATGATCTTGGTGAGTATAGTCGAAGCAAACAAGCAGTTGCCGAACTAATACAATTTTTTAGTCCTCGTATTGAATCTCATAATAATTATTATCGAGAACATATCATCTACTCAAGTATTGAGTCGGATGCGTATTTAACTCCGTTTGAAAAAGATCAATTAGACTACGACGGACACATTACATATCAGGCAAAACAATTACACATTCAAGATGAGGTGACTGCATGAGCAAGGGTAAATTGAGTAATGGTAGTATTACAATTGATGGATTGACACAGGAACAAGTTATTCTGCTGAACGTGATGTGGACGATTGAATCCGAGGAAGATCTGTATACTTGGAAAGATAAATTAAGTTTGCGTCAAAGTAAAATGGTAGAAGCATTGATGGTTCTAATTCTTCTAGAGCAGTTAGATGCGGATATGATTGAGGAACCGGATTATTCTGATGCAAGCGAAATCTTAGGTAAATTTACTTTGCATTAATATAGGAGAGTAGTATGAGCGCACAAGAAGACAAAGAGAAGCGTAGTAAACGACTTTTAAAAGATCAGAATGCAATCAATAAGCAGGTAAAGATCGCAAAAGAATATAAGTTGCATCAAGGGTTGAAATGGAAAAAAATTGAGCAACCTCATCGGAATCGAAAAACTCATATTCTTAATTGCGGTGATCCTAAGTGTGTGATGTGTATGAATCCTAGAAAATCATTTGGTGATAAGACCATTCAAGAATTAAAATTTGAGCAAGATGTAGAAACTATTAGAGATAAACATAGTAATGGAACCGCTATAGGAGATGTATGACATCTGAAATTTTAACAGTGCCGCCTTTAGATAGATTCCATTTAGAAAATAAAATTCTAAACTGTTGGAATGTGATTGACGATATTCAACTTATTTCTAATCGAATGGAATCTATGGATGAAGATGCCAGACTGAATTCTATGATTGGCTTAAAGGCAATCTATGCGCTTAAGTTTGATGATCTTTGGGAAACATTTGAGAAGTTAATTGCTGATAAAAAAATTATTTAATAGGAGAAACATATGAGAGAATTTTCGTTTTACCTTGAGGCATGGAAGTTTTGCCATTTTAATAATATTCCTGTTAATCGTATCAAACGAAAAGAATGGGATATTTGGATGGTTGATGTAGGCAGCATTAAAGTTAAAAACCTTCCTGCGGTAGCTGCGTAATGAGGCCGCTATCTTTCTTTGAGCTACTGTTAGTTATGATTATTGCCATACTGGTATTACTATTTCTAACTGTAGGATTCCCAAGGAAAGATGCGGTTGACCCTTGTGTAATTGTTGAACGTAAATCTAATGTAGCTCAAGAGTATAAAGACAGCTGCAAGAATTTGAAGGAATTATATGCACCTTAATCTAATGAGTGTAGGTGAATGAAAGAACCGCAACTAAAGATATTTAAATGTAAGGTATGCGGTCAAACTAGATTCGATACTAATCTATATTTTTTCAATACGAAATCTAGTAAATGCCTATGGTGTACTAAGTTTCCTAAGAAAAAGAAAAGAGAATTTAAAGATGACTCTGTGGCGTAAGCGTATAATTGCAAACAAGTGTTGGTGTTATGAATGCAACAAAGACATGACACTTGTTCAAGATGGTACATCATTTCAGATACCATATGATGGCACGCATACGCTAGTATGCCCAGAGTGTAAAACTAAACAATGTTCAAAATATACAAATCATTCTAATACATGTGAGGTAAGTAATGACAATTAGGCTTTTCCAAAAAGAATACAGAATGGAACATGATGATATGGAAAAAATGGACGAGGACATTGCTAATGCCTTCGATCCGGAGCAAAATGCTGCTCTTATTGCAATGATTGAGGATGAGAACCAGACTCCTACAGGAAGCATCAGGATCACCATTGATTGGATAGCAGATTAATAACATCTTTTTGCTTGACTTTTCGTCCAATATGTGCTATAATAATGAAACAATATAGACAAGGAGAAAACGATGACTAGAGAATATACTGCAAAATTGCTGCAAATGATTGACGATGGTATGCTTGATAAGGATATGGTCATCTCTGCCTTTGCGCAGTATTTGTCTGAGGATGAAGTTCGAGAAATGATGTACATGAATGATATGATTGATGACATCGACGAGTATGATGATAGTATGGATGGTGATTTTGATACTGCAATGAGCTCTGCAGGTATGGGTACAGATGAAGATTATAACTTTTATGGAGTATAATATGACTACACTTGATACAACTACAATTGAAACCGCAGTAATGGAAGCGTTTGCTGCAGCAAAAGAAGCAAGCCTAAGTGAATTCAACCGACTAGGTGGAGACAGTATGTCATGTGGTTTTGCTTGGGTAACAGTAAAACCTGGTACATCTAAGGTTGCTCGATATCTGAAGGCAATTGGTGAAGGTAAAGCTGCGTATGGCGGTGGCACACAAATTTGGAATCCAGGTAAACTTAATGTACAGAACATCGATATCAAAGAAGAGGGGGCCTATGCATTTGCAAGGGTTCTTCGAGCCAAACTAGGTGTTAAGGTAATTGTTGATTCGAGATTAGATTAATGAGTACTATTATGTGGAAACTAAATTCGTTTTTAAATACAAAATTTCCTAGGACTTTAACTATATTGCAGAATTTTACATTCGCAGAATGGTTTAGTGTTTTCTTTCTTGTAGGAGTTGCATTTGACAAATTCTAATGAGATGGTCGGTGTCGCGAAGCGAACATTCCATACTAATGAGTCAGTAGTTATTGTTAAAGCTAACAGCAATGAGGCGCCTCCTTCAGCGAACACTGTACCTATCGCACCGGAACCTTCTCCAGACAAAAAAGACGATTCGGGGTATCTTTGGCTATGAGTTCTATTGATAGGTTATCAGATCAATTGCTGAAAGATGTTTCAGGTAAGTGGGTAGCAACATCATGTCTGGAACAGTTTGCTCAGTCTGTAGCAAAAGAATGTACTTCGGTAATTTGGGACACTATGCGACACCCTGGCGGTGCGGTTGATCTAGCTCAGCATGCTATGCTTGTTCATATCATATCTGAAATCAACGATAGATTTTCGATACAGGATAACGGCATATTACAAATGCTTAGTGCCGATATCAATGAAGCATTTAATAATGGCGCTAGTTTAGCTAACATGGAGACACCATAATGGAAGTACAACCGAAGGATACGAGTCGAGGCCACTTCTGGGTCAGTATAGGTAAGAGTGCTGTTCGTATATTTGCTGGCGGTGTATTGATGCTAGGAAATGTTTGGTTAGCCGGCATTTGTATTGTATTAGCAGAATGTCTCGGTATCCTTGAAGAGCTCGTATAATTTTTAAATAATCTAAACCGATAAATATTGTTATTTACAGGAATCGGCATGAGAAATTTTAAGCAAATTAGAGAAGAAACCGGCCATTATGCAAAGGCTGAAGAACATCTATCTAAAGCAAATGATGCAGATGCTAAAGGCAAACCGGCATCATTCCACGCTCATATGGCCGAATACCACGATGAATTGTCCCAGTGGCACGAATCAAAAGGTAGAAGCGCTACAGCAGATAAGCACGCTGATAAAGCAGACTACCATCACGAAAAATCAATAGATCTTGGCCGAGGTGTACATGAAGCTAGAGATACTAAACAAGAACTAAGAGACGCAATGACAAGACATACTCGTTCCGCGATTGCCGCAAAAGGCGAAGGCGATAGCGAAAAGGTAAAAGTTCATCAAGCGTATATCAACAAAATCAAAGACAAATTAGGTAAGATGGATGCAATGGGCGAGGAGGCTGGCCCATTTAGTTACGGAGCGAAAAAGCTACAAGGTGCGGATAAAGATACTGGGGTTAGTGAAGCTGAGCAGATCGATGAACTGAAAAAGTCTACATTGGGTTCTTATGTTAAGAAAGCAGCACAAGATGCTGAAGAGGCAGGCAGAGACCAAGAGTATCATGGTCATAAAAATGACTATGCGCGTGGTGAAAAACGTCAAAAAGGTATTGCAAAAGCAGTTGATCGTTTGACTAAAGAAGATATAAATTCATACGATTTTGAAAAAGACGCTGACGCTAGCATAAAAGCTATGCGAGATAAAACAGCCGCCAAACGAGCAGCAGAAACTCCAGCACAAAAAGATGATCGTCGAGCAGCAACCGCCGCAAAAATGGCAACACCTGCCCCAGATGGTAGCGCAAGAGTAAGTCCTGACGATCAAATGGATAAGGACATAAAGGCTCATAGGGCTCGTGTACAAAACGCTAAACCTAGCATGGCGGAAGAGCAAGAACAAATAGACGAATTAAAAACCGGTACATTACTTCGCTATCACACTAAAGCAGGAAAAAGTGGTTTAGAAGCTGGTGTAAGAGCATCAAAAAGTTTAGATGCAGGTAAGTATGTTAGTGCTATTCCAGATCTTAATACGCGTGAGAAGCGTATGAAAGGTCAAATGCAAGCCATGAGTAAAATACAAAAACGGTATGCTACTGAAGAAGCTGAACTAGAAGAAGCTATTACCAGCAAAGACATTAAAATGGCTGTTGGGGTAGTAAAAGATAAAAGATATGCCGGTGGTAATATGACCGGTGCAGTAAGTACATTAGAAAAAATTAAAAAGAATCTATCTAATCATCCAAGAGTACAGCAAGCACTCAAAACTGCCAACGAAGAAGTTGATGATGAAGGTAGTATGGCTAAAGGTCAATTAAACAGAATGATTGACCAGGCAACCGGTCTAGTTAAAATTATGGATGATAAAAAGCAGTTGGATGGTTGGGTACAATCTAAACTAACTACGGCATCTGATTATCTTGATTCGGTCCATGATTACCTAATGCATAGTAAACAAGATGTTGATACAAAGTAGTACAAACTAAAGAGAAGCAATCTACATAACCTAAGTGAGATTTTATAATGACCAAACTTGTTCTACTTAATTTTTTAGTATTTCTCTCTAGCATGACGTTCGCCCTAAGCGCAGGCAATATTCTAGCCTGCGCTCTCCTCTTCGTATTTTTTACGATCACCCATACTATACTAGAAATTCGCAACGATGCCAATTTTGAACAACCAAAACGTATAGAACCCGTACTAGATTAACGATCATCTTTTGCTTGACTTTTCTTCCAAACTATGCTATAATATGCATATAGACAATGAAGAAACGGAGTGATTACTATGGTGGACCAAGAATTACTTGATACGTTGTATAACGCACTCATTAATTTAGATGAAGTAGCTGGTTGTTTTGATGAGGAAACCAATGCTAGGATTGACGGGCAGCGCCGAGAACTTGCGGCACGCATACGTGAACTAGAACCAGCATAATGAACGAAGACGACATAGTATACAGGCTGCGTAAGAGAGCTGAGATCCGTAGGCAGATTGTAGATCGTAAGTCTGTACAGGAAGGTCGACCAGATCGTATTGCAGATTTGTTAGAAGAAGCGGCAATTGAGATAGAGAGGTTACGTAATGAAAACATTTGATACATTTGAACAAGTAGAAGGTATGGGCGGCTGCATGAAGAAGCCGATTGTGGTTCATGCTAAGAAGATGGATGTAGAATTCCGAGTTAATACTCTAGAAGGTAATTACAAGCAAGGCAAACCTGAAGATTATCTTATGAGAGGCATTGATGGTGAATTGTATATTTGTGATGGCCCTATCTTTGAAAAGACTTATAATTGGGTTGAATGAAGAAGAAAACTAATTGATATGACAGATAATTTTATATTCATTACTACGTTTGTTTTCATTATTTTTTGCGCTAGTATTTCGCTAATTGGATTCGGAATGATGTTGGCTAAGATGGTACTAAGTACACTATGATACCGCATATACTACTCATGTGGTCAATGTCAATATCCACAATTACTGGAACAGAGCACGGTGACTGGAAGTATCTGGGAACGTATGAATCCAACAAAGCCTGCCAACAAGCTTTCGTAGACCTCTCGGCACAATACTACAATATCTACGGTACCTTTAAGTGCATGCCTGACGCATATTTACAGCAAGAAGTAAAAGTACAGAAGAAAACGAACACTGATAACTGGGTAAGATACTAATGGGAAATTTCATCATAGGTACCATATTTGGAATTATTGTATCTCAGCTAGGATTCAGCGGAGTAGCAAAGATTCTAGATAAAGCAATGTATTCGATACAGGAAATCGCAGTAGACTACGAACAGAGCAAGCGATGAGTATTTGGAATCATATCTACTATCTAGTAAGACACGGTGCCTGGTCCGCAGGCCGACAATGGGGTAAATCTAAATTCGGCGTGTACCATAATTACTATGACGGTGACTGGATCACGTTAAACCTGGGACCATTCTGGATTTGTGTAAACTATTAGTAACAAGGTAACGTACGAATAAATGATAATACATAAGATACCAATGTCGCTACTAAACAATGTAGCACAAGCAGGAGAACAGACAAAACGTATCAACTCTCACAAGCATGAGGATGATATGGTAAAGTACAGCAATGAAGCATTTAATTTAAAAGCACTACAAGAATCCCACCGTCTTCAACGTAATTACACGTACATGAAAGACACAGAACTAATCAACCTATACTGGCATACATCAAACCAATACGAGAACAGTTTGTTAAAGTATGCTACGTACTCCGGTCTACATATAGATCGATACATCTAATCAATTAGTATGACAACGATGTCTGTGCAGGACATTCTCATATACCTAAAAAACGTAATGGGCACAACCTCGCATGAAGATTGGCGTAACAATATAGTCAATACTAACGATCATTTTGTGCTAATGACTATTCCGCTAAACTCATTAATGAGCAATCTCTCTAATCTAAATCAAGCAAATGTAGAAAAATACAAACAAATGAATACGAAAGCACCTCTCATAGTGATTGGTAGCGACGGTAATATCATTGACGGATATCATAGAGTAAACGCAATGAAAGAACTTAAGGTTACTACAATAGAAGCATGGGTAGGAACAAAAGAAAAAACGTAATATAGCATCGAAATAAGTCAACAACAGTGCGGCTTCTCAAGGGGCAAAAAGCAAAAAGCAACGTTAAAGTACAGATTAGATCGATATGGCATATAGAGTATATAGAACATATAGAATAATCGAGCCTATACAGAATAGCATATATAGTGTCAGAATGTATAGAGGGCGTAGATAGATCGGTAGCGTGCGTAGAGTACTAGCTTTCCGTAGATGTACTTGATGTACTTGATGTTGCATGCTTGTTATATTATATTTTTATTAATATTATTGTTCTAACAACTCTAGCGCTCAACGGCGGCAGCTAGACTTATTATATTAACAACTCTATCTATTCTAACAAAATGCTTGACTTTTTGGTCAAACTGTGCTATAATATGCATATAGACAATAAAGAAAAGGGGCAGTTATGCGTAGAGCGGCAGTGATCAAAGGGTTCAAGAACTCGCAGAAAATCAGAGCTATCGTAGACGGTGTTGGCCTCTATATGACGATTGGAGAGATCGTAGACAGCTTTGTTTATACTACACAGTATTGCGCTGTAGAGCAAACGCTACATATGATGGCTAGAGAGAAGTGCGGTGGAATCAGTCAGCGCTTAGGCATATATGATTACAAAATGAACAAGGTGACGGTTGATGTACAAGTGGATTTAGTTTAGACAATTTATGCTATATAGAAACACACCAATTGCCCTTATAAGCAATTATATTGAAGGACTGCGGAATTCTGAACATACAGCTTACCGAGAAAAGCGAGAAACAAATTGGAAACAATTTGCCAAGCGTAAGGCTGCGTCAGACTGGTTCATTGGTGTGTTTCTATATAGTGTAATTTAAGGAGAAGAAATGACAGAAACAGAAATTCGTGCGAAGATGGATGCTTTACTGGAATCGAACAAGCATTGGAAGAGTTGTCAGGATGGTAGCTATGAAATGGCCTTGAGCATGAGCGGCTACTATGATTTGCGATCCCAATTGAATGCAGCCGAAGACGCACGCATTGAAGCAATAATCGTTAACGATTTAACAACTCCTAAGCAATAATAAAATGCTTGACTTTTTGTCCGAAATGTGCTATAATAGCAACATGGAAAATAAAAAAGGAGAACAAATGGACGTTAAGGTGAAGTTCAACTCTAGCAAGAATCGCTTTGAGGGTTTTGTTGACGGTAAGATGGTTTCACGCTCAAGGCACGAATCATATGTAAAAGACCAGTTAGCTAAGCTAGGCTTCGTCGTTGGTAACAATG